TTGAAACTCGTCCAGGTAGACGGTGCCGAACCTGCGCGTCTGCCCTGGAAGCCATGGCTGCTCCTTCACGCAGCAGTAGGAGCCAGGCCAGCGGGTGTAGTTCTCGAAGAACGCCTTATCCTCTCGCTTGCGAACCTCCTTGTTCTCCTCGATCGCCTGACGCCTGTTGCGGCCGATCTCCTCGAGCCGTTTCGACATGGCGTCGGCAGGATCGGTTGAGCGGGCACATTCGCGGATCAGCTCGGCCAGCTTGTCGGTCGAGAGGCACACGTAAGGTCTGAGCGCCTCGTCGACCTTCACCTTGGAGAAAATGTCCATCACAGGTTGCTCCCTATGTTCCGGTTCCACCATTCATCGAGCCACTGACCGGAGTAGTCGGCGATCACCTCGTCGTCGTTGAGCCCGTTGATGACGAGCGCGTAGCCCGTGACCTTGCCGTCGGCGGCGATGAGGTTGATCCACATGCAGTCGCACGCCGTCGCCGCCTTGTAGGCTTCATCGGGGTTGGTCCCGAGGTAGTCCGTCTCGCCCTCATGGTTGACGTCGAGGGTGAAGCCGGCCGCCACGGCGTCGGTGATGAGCTTGCGCAGGAAGTCGGTCATTGTGCCCTCCATCAGTGCTGAATGGCGCCGAGGAGACGGCGCATGATCATTGCAGGTTCGCACCAGAAGCAGTCCGGCAGCTCGCCGGCGGCATGGTCGAGTCCCTTGCTGATCGACAGGTCAATGACCAGGGCTTCCTGACCAGGCTTCAGGCTGAAGGAGACGTCCTGATTGATGCAGCCGTAGCCGAAAGCGATTTCCTCGCCTTCATAGTCGGCGTCATAGAACTCGACGCGCAGACCGTTGAGGTCGCCGGTCATGTGGCCGTGACCACGGATGATCTTGAGAAATTCGCGCTCGAGGATGCGCGGAAGGACTGCGCGGACGTGATAGCGGCTGCTGTCGAGTGCGCAGTCTGCGTGAAGGGAAATCTGGACCTGAGTGTTCATCGTCGCTTGCTCGCGCGTTGCTGTTAGTAATGATTTACTTATAGCGAGCGAGAAGTTGGATGTCGGACGGAACGTATTCAGGACTTGAAAGGGGAGGGGAGAGAGGTCATATTCCCGGAGTGAGGAGCAGGCGCGAACCTGCCCCTCGTTTCCTAGATTACGAAATTGACCCGGAGTCGCACTAGCCAGCCGCTCCGGGTTTTTCGTATCTCCAGGGCGGCGCTAAATGGAAAGAACCACATGGCGTCACCTCCAGTTCGAGGGCAAAGCCTGTTTTGCCTCAGCCGGGTTGGCTCATCCTCCCGGTGCGCCGGCTGGCACGGCGCGGCTGCTTCTGCCCTCGAATCTGTTTGCACCTTAGCAAGCTCCGCGGAGCGGCACGAGTGGTCATTGATCACCACGGCGCCGGTCGGGACGAACGACCTGCCTATGCAAGCCGAGCTCTCCGCCAGCTCACCGTGGGGATTGTGAGCACTCAAGCGGTTTCTGGTCGGCGCAATGCCGAGCCCTTGATGAAATTTCACCGAGACTACCCCTGACGGGCGCGGTGACAGGCGGGAGAGCTCCTGGCCGCCGGTTTCTCAACACCGTCCCGACGCGCCTGCCTCTTATGAAGGAGCTCCCTCCGTATGTGTAACGGTTCTTGACCGGGCTATTGTTACGGAGGTAGCCACCCTCCAATTCATAAATGACGGCTCATGTCCGTTCTCCCCTCGCTCATCTCGCTTCGCGCGTCGTGCGCGCTTCTCATGCTTCTGATCTATCAGAGCGCGATTTGGAGCGCGGCCGGGATAATGCACGATAATGGAAGGTTATCGTTCATTGGGTGGCGCAAACGAACGGTGCGCTTTTGGGGATTAATGGCGAGATTTCCGCCGTCGCCAAACCGGTGTCTTGAATGTCTTGGGTGCCATGGAGGGCGGTGGCGGGTCCATGCGCAGCCCTGCCTCCTCGGCGGCCGCTTCGAACCACATTTGCGCCGACAGGAGAGGCCCAGGATCGTCAGGACGTTCCATGGAGCGCAGGGTAGCGCGCCGGGCCCAGGCGGCCTTCTCTGAGCCTTCCAGCGGCCATTTCAGGAGCATTTCCGCGGCAAGGCGGTTGTTATTGACCACCACCGAGGTGCCGTTGCTCACGGCGACGTGGACGGGACGCGACCACCACTGATTACTCATCGAACCGACTCCAACAGCCGGTAGAACGGGCGACCGTGGGATTCGTTCGGCCAAAAGAAAAGCCGCCTCCTCGAAAGGAGACGGCCTTCGCGGGACGCGGCGCCCTACTGCGCTGCGACTGCGACTTCCTTCGCCGCGGCTACGACTGCGGCTTTCTTCGCTTCCTTAGCCTTGGTCAGATCCTCGAGGATCCGTGCCGGCGTCGGCAGTTCGTCGTGCTCGATCAGCTGCGCCTCGTCCTCGTCATCATGCTCCGGCCATGCGCCGTAGACGAACGCATAGAGCTGGTCCATGTGATCGTTCGGTGCATCGAGGATCACACAATCGCCGTCGCCGATCTTGATGCCGCACGCGAAGTTCCAGCCTTCATCGAAGCAGGCGCCGATGATGCGAAGATCCGGGAACTTCTCGGCGATCGCCGCAAAGATCGGCTCCGGCGTCGACCAGGCGGTGTCGAATTTCAACTCGACAGTGGTGTCGTCGGTGCGCTCAAGATCGACCGAATAGGCATTCCACTTGGTGCCCCAATTCTGGATGCGCCAGGAATACCAATCGGCGTGTCCGGTCTCCTCCTTACACTTGATGGCGTGCATGGCTTTCGCCTCAGCTTCCGGATGTCGCTTGCGCAGGAAATCGAGCAGCTCGTCCTTGTTGGTGACGCCCGCGGACTGGACCCACGAATAGCTGAGATACTGGGCGACGAACTCGTCAAGCGTCTTCGCGCCAAACATCCTGTCGGAGCAGTCGAGCCGATCGAGCAGAGCAAGACCGACCTCAACGTCGCTCGAGGACTCGGACTCCTGGATGCAGATCGGCGTCGGGACCAGTGTCTCGAAGCAGAACGCGGAGAAGTCGTTTTCGTCCTTAGACGCGACCGACACGATGAAATTGTCCAGCGCCTCCTTGGACGGCGCGGTGATGATCAGACGGTGGGTGACGTGGTTGGGCATGTGATGCTCGCTTCAGTGATTTTCGATGAATTGAGAGTCTCACGACACGCTTTGGAGCGCGGCAGGGTTCTCTGAGGGGCGTGAGAGGCACATTCAGAGGATCTCGCGCGCGAGCAGCTCGACCGTGCGGCGCTTGCCCGTCTCATCCACGAGACCAATGCGAATGCCGGCGTTGATGCCGTCGAGACCTGGCGCCTCGATCATGTTGGAGATGGTGCAGACTTCCACGTCATCCGCAGTGTCGCTGCCTTCCCAGCCTACCTCCATGCAGGCGGTCAGATACTCGATGAGCTTGGCGAGCGTTTCGGCTCGCATCGGTTCGCGATTGAGTTCCATTTCAGAGCTCCCAGCGGACTTCGCCAGTCGCCTTCAGCCGCTCCAGCGTGGCGACCGCCTGGTCGACGGTGATTGTTTCAAGCACGACCTCATCCGGGAGGTCGAAGAACAGCTCCCAGCCCTGGCGGCGGGAGACACCGAGGAACGCCACAGCGGCTTCCTCAATGGTGTCTGGATCGACCTCTTTTGCGTCGCCAGGCGGCATTCCCGTGTGCAGCATGAAAGCGTGACCAGCCAGGCACGCCACATACGGAAGGTTGTTGCCTGTCTGGTCAGGCAATTTGTCGGTTTGCTCCCCCACGTAGGTTCCCAGGTTAAATCCCACACCTTTTGGCGAGCGGAGCGCGGCGATCAGCCGATTGATGTTCTCGATATTCACCAAGACTACTCCTGTTCTCACTGTGTAGAATTTAGCATTGAAAAATATGGGCTTACGCAGGGGACAGCGCTTTCAGAACATTCCGAACAGCGGGTTCGTCTGAAGGTGCGCGAGGGATTGCTTCTTCTCTTGAGCAGCGGTGCGGGCAAGAACGCGCTTGCAGGCAACGCGCATGATTATGTCGACCTGATCGCCGTTGCGCGGGATCATCTGGAGCAGCTCCTCGGCGTTGGCGACGACCAGCGGATCGTTCATCATCTGGTCGCGCAACTGGGTGCAGAGCTCCGTGCCTGGGCCGGCGCCGCGCATCATGGCGGAGTATTCGGCGATGCACTTGCTCAGCGGGTCGTTCATGTCGAAGCAGGCGACTGAGGTGCGGAACGTCATGCGGCCATCCTCATTGCTGCCGGCTCCTCGAGCGCGTCCTCGAGCTGGACGGCAAGACAGGCCTCGATCGCCCTTGCGCGCAGATCGGGATCCGCGGAGTTGAGCCTGGAAAGAACCGACAGCTTCTCGCCGACGTAAGACAGCGCTTTACCCCGTGGCGCGACAGCGATGATGTCGGAGACGTTGTGCAGGATGTCGGCGCACTTGATGGTCTGTGCGGCCGCCGGTGACATTTCGAGCCGGATGCAATTCAGCTCGAAGGCGTTCTGCCGGTCCTTGTTCGTGTAGTTGGTCAGGGCATCGACAAGCTCGCCCACCTCATAACCGAAGCGTGAGTAGACCTCATCGAAATCGACGGGCGTGTCCTCCACCACATCGTGCAGCCAGGCCGCAGCGATCATCTGCGGCGTTGCACCTGGAACCTTGCTTACGATGCCAGCGACACCCTTCAGATGCTCGACGTAAGGGCGTCCCGTGTAGGGACGCCGCTGTTCCTTGTGATGTGCCTTGGCAAATTTGCGTGCCTCCTGAACGACCTTCTTCATGTCAGCCCTCCTTTCTGGAGTCGTTCGCGGGGATGAGACCGACGGTGCGCGCAGCGCGGAGCATGTCGCGTCGGCTGTTCTTGGCGTCACGATGGTCCGATGGGGTCAGGGACAGGTGAACCTTCCTGGTCCCGAGCGGCCCGGTAAAGATGACGCGCAGATGGTTGTCGCCTGACATTTCCATACGAGCGTCAGGACAAAGGGTTTTCGCGAAAGCCATGATTTCGCGACGGCGCTTGTTGGTGCTCATGACAGCATCACCTCAGCGGTGATCTTCACGTCACGCCCATCGACAAGCCCTACGATCAGCGCTGTGGTCGATGAAGGACCGTGGGCGCCGGGATTCCAGAGTCGGGCTTTAATCTCGCCCGGAAAGGCCTCGCCTGCCTGTTCAGCACAATCAGCGAGGTAATCCAAAACGTTCTTCGGCGGTTGCATAGCACCCTCCTTAGTATGCGCTTACTTACACGTTATAACGAGCGAAAGCGTGGGCCGAGCTCGGCGATTGCTCGCCGTCCGCCGGGCTCAGAACATTCCGAAGGTCGGATTGTTGGCGATGTTCTCCCTGATGTATGCCTCGACGTGTTCCCGAAGGATCGTCTTGGCGTTGTTCGATGCTCCCCGCAGTGTCATGTAGACCTTGGGCAGCACCTTCTCGTTCACCTTGACCTGGTAGGGCGTCTGAAATCGCAGGGTTTCGCCCTTCCGGCTCTTCACAGGCTTGAACCGGGGATGCTCGATGTTGCCGTCCACGATCTGGACCATCACGTCGGGCACACGCTCGTCGGTGAAGGTCGCGTAGACCTTTGGCATCGGCCGCAGGGTCGTCGTGTATTCGTCGATCCAACAGCCATCGGGACTGTATCCGCTAACACGGGCACTGCGCCGATTGCCGCCGAGGATCGCTTTCAAGACCTCGTGGAGCTGCTCGTCGCCTCCGGTGATCGTCAGGCCGTCCATTTGATCGTCAGCCCCACGATGTGATCCCAATTGAGGAACCAGTGGTAGTCATCGCTGATCAGATGCAGGTGGTAGCTGTCGGCCGCAACGACCTGGCCCTCAAGGTATGAGCCGGTCACAACCTCGATTCCCACCTTGTAGGGGCGCTCCTCCTTGTCGGCGACCTGCTTGAGCTTCTGGTAGAGGACTTTCATTGCACCACCGTCAGATGCGGCCGAGGACGCTGATAGGTGGTGACCTGCGGATCTACAGGAACGCGCGTGACCGGCTCGGGCACTGTCGGCTTCAGGCCCTGCTTTGCCTCGGTGATCATCGCGTTGAGCTGGCTTTCGGAGAGTTCAGCCAGCGTGAATTTGACGCCGCCCTCGCGCGCCCACAGGCGCACGGTTGGTTCGTTTGTTCCGTCACGCGTAGCGCGCATATCGAGCCCGAGCTTGTCGTGCGCGATTGCCGTCGCGAGTAGCATTTCCAGCACCATAAGTATGCTCCGTCAATAAGTGCATACTTACGTTATAGCGACTACTGTAGTGGACTGCTGTCGGAAGATTGCGCGGCTTGCTCTTCCCGGCGCTGGCGCCACTGGATGAAGAGGGCGTCACTTTCGTCGGCGCCGAACTTGATCGCCTTTTGGACGGCCGCCATCAGGGCAGACCGCTGCTCCGGGGAGTATTCCTCGAAGCTGCCGATCGGGCATTCCTTGTCGGGGTGCAGCAAGGCGAACTGTTTGCGCATCTCCGAGAGGAACCCGAGGGTCGCAAATTCAAGCCTCAGTCTGTTCATGCCGTGGTCAGTGTCTCTTTTGCATGGCGTGGAGCGTGGCGAAGTCGACAACCTCGGGATCCGCGGCCCAGGCGATTAGCTGATCCATGATCTTGGGGCTGTTGGCTGCCACGGCGAGCGCGAAGATTATCTCGCCCTGTTTCATCATGAAACGGTCCATCTCCGTCAGCAGATAATCCGGCTGCTCCAATCTGGAAGTGTCATAACCGAATGTAAGCACTTCCGTGGAACCGTCGCTTTTCAGCAGGAGAGCTACGTCTCCCGGCTCCACTAGATTGTCTCGTTTCGGTCTGGATTTGGTGAGGGCCGTAAAGATATTTACGCGTCTTCCCACTGCGTTTCTCCCGCCTTGCAGGGCTCGGCTCAGACATACCGTGAAATATTAGGTAATGCCAGTTAAATCATTATGTTAACTCGGAAAAAACAATGTTCGCCATAAGCCAAAATTTGCGGCTCGGGGATGCTTGCAAGGTGAATTTACGCTCGGTATAGGGCATGTCCTTGATACCAAAACTCCGGGACACTGAGTTCCACAAGATGGACAGAGAGCGATTTGATGAGGAGGTTCGCTCCCTCGAGCGGACCATTTGGAATAGCGTAGAAGGGCACTTCACGCAGCGGGGGATTAAGTTCGACGCATTTAAGCTCCAGGCGACGGTATGCTTCGACCTGGACGAGTTCGCCAGAGCGGCTCACTACTTCGGAGCCGACATCATTCCAGCCGATATACCCACCAAGGTCTGAAGCTCCGGACCAACGGTCAGGCACTCGTAGTAGACGGCTTCAACCTTCCTGAAGGTCGTCCGGTCGACTGTCTCCTTCGGATGACTGCGCTGACGGCGCTGCCAATCGTGGCATTCTTCCAGAGGCATGACTCGGAATGGCACGATGCGCGCGTCGTCCTGGGGCTTTGCGTCCGCCATTAAAACTGTGACCGTGATCGCTAACGCCTCGATCATGGGGTAGGCCTTTCTATCCTGGCGGCGGCTCGATGCGCGACCAGGCTGGAACATCCGGGATTTTCTGGTTCTTGCGGGTGTAGCTCCCGCGCCCCTTGCGCGGCTTGACTTTGCGCTGATGCAGCGCACGGTTCGCGAGAGCTTTTGCTACAGGGTTTGTTTTGGTCATCATCATGCTCCCAGGCAATTTCAGAAACGGAAGATCGGAGCATGATATAGCTATCTAGCTATGTAATCGTCTAGCTATCTCCTTTGCTCGTCTTACTCACATGTCACTTATAGCGCGCGTCAGCTTGGGTCTGACGCGGGTTGTGAGCGGGTCGAGAATCCTGTTGCCGGCGCCGAGCGAAGCAGCTAGGAATTTATTCCGGAGAGAACAAAACAGGAACACAAATGACCAGGAGCGAGTTTTTGGCAGTCGCGGAGCGATTGCAGGATTTCATTCTGGACTCCATCGAGGAGTTCTGCGTCAACGCCGGCCACAGCTTCGACCGTGAAACCTTCCTTCAGGAAGGCTCCACGGACTTCGCGCAGCTGGCGGTCGAGGCCCTGTTCTTCGGGACCGACGCTTATAGCGACCCTCTAAGCGACGACACGCTCGCCGCTTAACCACATCTTCTTGAGCTTTTCCGCGCCCTTCTGTGCCTCCTGCTCATCAAAGTTCGGGTGACGGGTCCAGAAGGCGAGCTTCTTTTCGGCGATGCCGATCTCGTGCCTGGCGATCCTCTTTTCCTGCTCACTCGCCCGAGGATTTTTCAGGACGAAATGAAGGTAGAGCATCTGATCGTAGTGCTTGAGGTATTGCTTCGTGCCGTTCCATTTCCAAATGTTGATCTGCGCGCCTTTGTTCTCGCTGTGCGGAGGATAGAAGAAATACATTCGGTGCTCCTTTGTGCTGATGCAAAGATAATCGCACTCGAACACTTGGAAGTCGGCAGGAACGCGAGCGGAATGTTCTGCCCATGGGAGCCGGCGGATAACAAAAAGAGGGGCGACGCAGATGCGCCGCCCCTTTCGCTTCGTCTTGGGAGGACGATTATTTGTTCAGACTGACGAACGGCACTGCGCTACCCGGGACCATCTGCTGCGGCAGTGCGCCGTTCCACTTCTCCGCGGTGATCAGACCAACCAGCTCAGGGTTCTCGCGCAGAGCCTTACCGCGTTCGCGAATGGCGTGGGCTTCAGCTTCACCTTTCACACGAATTGCCTTCGCTGCTGCTTCGGCGACTGCATATTCGGAGTCAGCTCGCGCCTGAGCCTGCGTGACCTGAATTTCAGCCTGGACCTTCTCGCGTTCGAGTTCCTGGCGCTTGGTCGCAACACCCATTTCAGCGACGGCGCGATCCTCAGCTGCCTTTTCGACGACCTTCGAGAAGTCGATGTTCTCGATGTTCATGCCTTCGACGCGAATGTAGCCACGGCCGATGTTGCCAAGGGCTTCGGCAATGTCAGCGTGGAGCTTCGCGCGCTCGCGGATCGCCGTATCAGCCGTGTAGCGGCCAAAGACCGTCTTGAGCTCCTGCTTGAGCTGGCGCTGCAACTCACGCGCCTCCATGCCTTCGATACCGCCGAAGGACTTGAAGATCGAAGCGACCTCGCTCGGCAGCGGAGCGTAGTTCACCGACAAGGTGATGTCCGCCTGCTGGCGATCGGCGGAGTAGGCAGGCTCGTTCTTGAGCTCCAGGGCGTGCGACTGGACGCTCATGCTGCGAACCTCGTCCACGAACGGCATCTTCATGTGAAGGCCAGGATCGGCAACGCCGACGAGCGCGCCATTGCGCAGAATGATACCGCGGTGACCTTCGTCAACCTGGTAGAACGAGCCACCGAGGATGGCGACGACGAAGAAGAGACCGATCAGGCCGATAACACCCCTGATGGACATGCCTAGTTTCCCTTTCTGCGCTTCGGGCTGGAATTGGTGATGCGATTTGCGGCGGTGTAAGCGCCGAGAACGATGAGACCGGCGACTACCAGGCCTCCGATGACGGTCAGCAGACCCATTTGACCTCCTGTCAGAACAAGCTGACGATTGCGCCGATACCGGCGAGAACTGCGATCAGGGCGGACACCGCGATCACGGCGTGGTTGCCATTGAACGCGGTGCCGTCCTGGTTGATGTGCGGCTCGAGCGGATCCTTCATCGTGTTACACTCCGTAAGTAAGCTGATACTTACTGTATAGCGCGCACATATTTGGGCTGCGTGAGGAAGTTACGCGGCTTCGTCCTCTTCCTCCTCCTGCATCTGCCGCCTGATCTCCTCAAGCCGGGCGAGCGCCCTCTCGCGAGACGCCGCAAAGTGCCGGTGGAAGTCGATCATGCAGTCGGCGAAGGTGACGATGCGGGCCGGCTTCTTTTCTGCTCTCGGGTCTTCTCCCCGCGCCAGCTTCTCGCGGATCGCGTCGGCCTTCTCCCTCGCCAGCGCAAGCGATCTGGGCGCAACTCATCCCTCTGGCACGTTGTCTTGTTCACCGCTAGCATCACAGTGTTGTAATAACTTGTGGAGCAAGCGGAGCGGATGACACCAGAAGAACAACTAGAATTCCAAGCCTGCAACCCTGAGCCGGTAAAGATCGAGCACTTCAACCCAAATGCGGTTATCCCTTACGGCGTGACGATCGAACACATCTGCGCGGCGATGAACGATTTCATCGGCTTCATGCAGATGGTTAATGTTCGGCTGCATGAGAACGCATCACCTCGTTTAGAGACAATGCTGATGCCCGCGAACTTTAGCAGCATTGTGGGCGAGTTCATGACCGCGAATCTGCCCAAACACTCCCCGGGCATCGTCAAGAATCGTTACCACAACGGGCACCCAGACCTTCTTCCAGCTGGACGGTTCCCTAACGATTCGATGCAATACTGCAACGAAGGTATCGAGGTTAAGGCCTCTCGCTACCTCAAGTCGTGGCAAGGGCACAACGCGGAGGATTGCTGGTTGATGGTGATCATGTTCGACGGCAACCGAGCGGTTGATGAGGCGAACGGGGTGCCACCCATGCCTTTCCGGTTCCTCCGCGTTGTGGGCGCACAATTGACCAAAGAGGATTGGAAGTTCGCCGGGCGGTCCGAAACTAGCCGGAGAACGATCACGGCAAGCGTGACCAACTCCGGCTACGAGAAGATGATGGCGAACTGGATCTACAACGCGCCAGGCTTGCCGTTGTAGTCAGAGGAGATGGAGCTGCGATTCCAGCTCCACTTCCTTGTGGGCAAAGGATCGAACATCGACGCGAGCGAGTTGCGGCACTGCTTCGACAGCCATGTCGTAATAGTCCCGATACCGCTCTACGCCCACGCAATGTAGCCCTAGTGCCTCCGCTGCTGCCACGGTGGAGCCAGAGCCCATGAATGGATCGGCAATCACGCCCTCACCCAAAGGGAGGGCTGCGCGAACGATCTGGCGCATCAGCGATTGCGGTTTGATGCTTGGGTGGTTCGCAATCTCACGTTCGCGTTTCGGCGTCCGCTCACTGAGCACGACATCCGCAAAAGGGTTGCCATCAGCGAGACGACGCAGCCCGCCGGTCTGATACGTGCGCAGGCACTCGGCGACAGTCATCTTTGTCGGGATCGGCTTGCGGAAAATGCCCCACGGTTCGTAGCAGCCTCGCGGCATGGAGCACACATCCGGGAACTCCTCCTCAGCGTTCTTTGGGCGGTCCCCTCCTCGAAGGGTGCGCACTAGCCGGATGAACTCCCCGCGAAACTCAAGCCCACTGCGCACTAGAGCACTGAACACCAGCTGCGACAAAAATGAATTGCTGGCGAGAAATACATGCCCGCCGGGCCGAAGGGCATGAATGACCTGTTTGCCCCACTCAAAGAAGAAGCGGTCAATGGCTTCACGCTCTTTCTTATCGAGGGCTGTGAATCGCGGGAGGGGCGACCGTATATGACCATCAAAGGAGGGCGGGATGCGCCATATGCCGCCGTTGCCGTTATCCTTCTTCTCCAATTGATCGAAATCGTATTCCTTCACTCCATAGGGCGGGTCGGTCACAATGGCGTGGAGGCTGTCTGCGGGAATGCGACCCAGCCACTCGAAACAGTCGGCATGTATCGCCCTCGTGGAGCGGAACGCATGCGACTGGTAATCTAGGGCAAACTGTTTGAGCACTGTGCTATATTTCTCTGTTAGCTTGTTTGGTGGTGATTAAACAAGATTCTACTGCCCGCGGGTGCCGGGATAGGCGTTTCTTGCCTTAATCCAGAGGCAAGGCCCGCCGTCATCTTCCTCCAGGTCGAGGCGCTTGGCAACGACGTCATACGGGTAAGGCAGTCCCTTCAGATCCCACAGCGTGGAAACCTTACCGTCGGCGATCGACACTACATTACCCACGGCACGGATGAAGTGCTTGTCGTAGGAGCCGTCGTGATAGGTGCGCACGCGGTAGATGGGATTGGTGCCTTCCGGGAAGGCGGCCAGATACTTGTCGAAGAGGTCGTCGACGTCCACCACGTAAAGCTCATGCTTGGACATCTGATCAAAGCGCGCCTTCACCGCGCGCGCGAACTTCTGAAATTCGGGCAAAGCTTCCCTCCTCGTTGAAGCGGTTCTTTCGCTCAACGTATTGAATTTATTGCGTTTTATCTATAGCGAGCGCGCAGTTGGACTGCGGCAGGTTTCAGTGCTTGGTGTCAGTTTCCTTCAGCAGACCCAGGATCTCGCTGTGCAGCCGGCTCAGCTGCGGATCGACGTCCTCATAGGATTCGATGTCGGGATCCGCCGCCTCGGTCACCAGATCGTTCAGGAAGTCCTGGATCATGGATGCGCATTCCTCGAGGGTTTCCCGGCGCTTGGCTTTTTCGAACTCGGTCATGTCGGACATACGCTTGACTCCTGTCCAAATGAGAACGAAATAGGAACATGACCAGGACGTGGACCGAAGCTGAGCTTGGTGAGGCGCTTCTTGCCCGCGCGAACGCGCGTAAGAACACCGTCCTGTCGCCCCAAACGGCCATGTTCGTGGGGCTCAAGCTCCTGACTGCCTCGAAGAAGCCGACGCGTGATGAGGTTGCGCGCCTTCTGTGCAGCTCCAAGTGCCAGGAGCTCTGCTATTCCTGCAAAGGAACAGCCAACAAAGTCGTGCAGGTTTACGGGGAGAGGGCCATTTCCGGCTCCTCCAGGTAGCTCTGCATCTTCTCCACGACCAGCTCATTGCGAACCTGAACCTTCAGCTGTTCGAGGAAGGCAATGCGCTGCTCGCGGTTGAAGCCGTTACGCCAACGAATGCGAACGCGACTCGTTCCGGGGATGAAGGAGATGCTTCTGATCGGCTCGACCGCCTCAGACATAGACGCCTCCATATTCACGGTTGATCGATTGGGTGCAGAGCGCGTCGGCGCGCTCATTGAGCGGGTTGTCGTTGTGGCCCTTGATCCACCGGAAGGTGACGTCATGCTCACCGAGGAGCCGATCCATCTTCTTCCAGAGATCCTCGTTCTTGACCGGCGTGTTCTGTGTGGTCTTCCAGCCGTTCTTCTTCCACTTCTTGATCCAGGAAGTGATGCCCTGCTGGACGTATTTGCTGTCGGTGTAGACGGTGATCTTCTGGTTCGGCTTCTTGATCGCGCCGAGCCCCTTGATGACGGCCATCATCTCCATCCGGTTGTTGGTCGTCCCACGCTCCGAGCCGGTCAGCTCACGCATGTGCCCCTTCCACAGCAGGATCGCAGCCCATGCGCCGACGCCCGGGTTCGGCCGGCAGCCGCCGTCAGTAAATATCTCGATCACGGCGCTCGTCTTCCGGGTGCAGGAACAGGCAGGCGTAGAACGCCCAGGCGAGCGCGAGAACGCCGAGGATTAGCGCGACCTGGTAGGTGCTGAGGTCGGGCAGGTTATCGCTGATGGACTGCCGGAGCGCCCGGTCGGAGCCTCCATCGGCGAGCCAGCGCAGCGTCTCCTTGATGCGCAGCAACCAGTCAGTTGCAGTCTCGGTGACGGCAGAAATCAGGAAGTGCATACTTACTCTCTTGGGTAAAAATCAGGCGAACTTGTCGATCGAGCCGACATGAATGAAGTCGCGGAAGACCGGATGGTGCTCGGTCTCCTTGGGTTCGACGGAAACCTCCTCGGCGGGGAGGGTAGCGGTGGCGTCGGTCAGCATCAGACGTTGACCCTCTCACAAAGCGCATCAATGGCTTCCGGGGCAAGCAAGTCGTGCTTGTCGCCATTGGTGGCTATTTCGAGCAGCGCATCGCTGAAGTAGTCGGGCCCGCGCATCAGGTTGTCGATCCACATGCGCAGCGCGGCGAGGATGGTCGAGTGCTCCTCGCGGCTCACGGTGATGGTGTGGAAATTGGCAGCTGCGGGATCCACGGGCGTTTCCATGCGCAGCTTGAGGCTGAAGAACCTCGAAAGCTTGCCCAGCAGCATGTAAACCTCGTCGCGCTCAAGCGCCCGGAACATGCCGTTGCTCGTCGCGAAGAAGTTGACGCGATCGGGGCGATTGTGGCGCTCATCAAAGCCCTCATCCGCGTAGTGCTGCATGGACGCGAACAGGGTCGCAGCCTCACGCGGCGAAAGCAGCAGGGTTCTAGCTTCGAGCAGCAGCGCGTCCTCGTCATCCTCCACCTTGACGGTCTCGCCGTCGAAGAGGCGCGTGTCGTCGAAGGTGACGACCTCGCCGGTGTCGGCCCACTTCACCACGTCGCGATTGTCGCGATCTGTGGCAATTTGCTCGGCTTGCTCGGCGCTTTCAGCCTCGACAATAGTTTCCTCGATAGCGTAGGCGTCGCGCCCCCGCTTTACCTTCCAGAGCGGCATGTTCTCTCCATAAGTATGTCGCTACTTACCATATAGCGGATGTTGAAGCGGATGCAGCTAGAGCCGGGGCCACGGCTCTAGCTGCTGCACTGCGAGCGGTGACGTTAGCTCAGCAGTGCGTTAAGGCGAGCAGCGAGGTTCGAGTCCTCGCGCAGCGTCAGCGTCTGACCGGAGCGGTCAGCGATCTGCAAGGTCGAGAAGAGGTTCATCATCTGACCGGACTGCGAGCGCGCAGTGCCTTCCTTCAGACCTTCTGCCTTGTATGCGCCGACCAGATCAGCGGAGGTCAGCGTCTTGCGCGCGGCGAGCGCCTTGTAAGCGACGACCGTGTAGCGCGAGGGAAGCTTGCCGGCGGCGAGCGACATGAGAAGGTTCTCGAACTTCTCAGCGACCTTCACCTGCTTGGGCAGCAGCGCCATCGTTGCAGCTTTCGCAGCATCCTTGGCCGCATCGTCCATCGCAGCAACGTCGCCGTTCAGAACGAAGACCTCTGCCGGCACCGCGTTAATGTCGCGCGGCGTGCGCGGCGTTGCTGCGCGAGGCGTGCTCGATCCGCTCGATGCCTTCTTGGCGCGAGCAGCGCCCTTGGCCTTGATGGCTTCCTGCTCCTCCTCAGAGGCGATCGGCGCCGACTCCTGGGCGTTGTAGGCTTCGGTGCGAGCAAGCTCCAGGTCGAGATCCGCGAGCAGGTCGTCATCGATCGCCGCAGCGGTCAGCGTGGACTCCTCGGCAGCTGCTTCGACTTCCTGCTCCTCGACAACCTCCGGCTCTTCAACCACGGCTTCTTCTTCCGCGATCGCCTCCAGATCCTCGAGCGCCGCGTCGAGCTCCTCGACGACCTCATCATTCTCGAGGTCAAGATCAGCCAGTGCCATGTCGATGCTTTCCATCGTCGCTGCGACGTCGGTGTTGATTGCTGTTACGTCCTGCATGATGCTCTCCTGTGTTCGCACTTGCGTCGTTAACGCTTTGAATTGCTTATGTTTTACTTATACAGCAGCAATTCTTGGAGAGCGGCAGGGAGCTCAAGCGGCGAGGCGCATTTCCTCGCTCGCTACTTCCGGGAGCTTGAAGAAACCCCACTCGACTCCGCGGTAGAAGCACTCGGCCATGACCTCAACGTCATAGGAGGCTGCGTGTGCTTTTGCCGGGTCATACGGCACGCCGCAGGCGAAGCAGAGTTCGGCAAGCTTCGGCTTCTTGCCGTTGTGGGTCGCCCAGAGACCTTCCGCCATGGTGTCGATCGACGGCCGCTTAGGCAGGCCCGGCAGCCCGATGCGCTTGAACTCCATATCGAGGAAAGGACCGTCGAACTCGTCGCCGTTGTGCCACACATACAGGTCGGCGCGCTCGAGGACTTTGTAGAGGACCGGGCCCACGGTATCCCAGGTCGGCTTGCCGAGCAGATCGGTGTAGGCAATGCCATGAACACGCTGCGCTTCCGCGGAAATCGAGCGCTGCGGATCAATCCGCTGGTCGTAGACGAACGCCTTCTTCCGGTTCTTGTAGAGGCTCGTATAGACCTCAATGATGCGATGATCCGGCGCCAGAAGCCCGGTCGTTTCGATGTCGATTTTCGCGACGATCATCCAAAGAACTCCGTGAAGATCCAATGCAAACATAAAGCGATGCCGGCGCAGCCCTGAGCGGCCCACACAGCGTTGATGAACCGGTCAGGGCCACGAGCCATCAGTGATCGTCCCACGTCTCCGCAAAGCGGCAGTTGGCCGGCATGTCCTTGAACAGCGGCTCGATGTCGGCGCGCTTGTAGCCCGCCAGTCCGCATCCGATCGGCGTCACGTAGAAGGACATCTCCGGATGCTCTCGCGCGAAGTCGAGGAAGCGGTCGACAAAGATGCGGATGATGTCGAGCGGCAGTGTGCGAATGGTCCAGTCCTTGGTGGGAATGGCGTAGCTTGTGCCTTGCAAGCCTTCACCCTGGCCCATGACGGCACCGTGGCGCTCGCGCGCATATTTGGCTGCACCGGCGCCATGGACGCCGGCCTGGTTCGAGCCAAAGACGAAGATTTCTCCCTGACGTTCAGGCATTGTCGCCTCCTTAAAGATGCGTCCAGGTCTTGCCCTTGCGGATATTGATGATGGTCGAACGCGACACGCCAAACTTCGCGGCGCACTCGGCGTCAGGGACCGACGGATTGTTTCGGATCCACAGAACGTCATCTGCCGTCAGCTTGGCGTTCGAATTTGCAGAACCGCGACCGGTCTTGAGCCCCGTGCGGTGAGCGTGCTTCTCGTTGTCGGAGCCGCTCGACCATTCGAGATTGCTGGCCGCGTTGTTCTCCTTGTTGCCATCGACGTGGTTCACCTGCGGCAAGTTGAGGGGGTTCGGGTGGAAGCGCAGAGCAATCACCCGGTTGACCAGCACGGACTTGGTGAAGCCCCTCCAGCTCAAATTGAAATAGACCCGGCCGGACTTCTTGTGGATCTGCTGCGTGACGAGCCGGTAGCCCTTCGAGCGATCAACGTTGCCGTTCTTATCGGCCGAGATCGCCCGAAGGATCGAACCGTCTTCACGCGGAATGATGTAGCCGCGCTTGATTGCGTCGATGATCCAGCGATCCTTCGGGAACTTGCTCACGACAGGATCCTCCGCGAAACCTGCCCGTCCTTGACGTGCGTGTGTATCTGAACCGTCTCGACTTGCCGGAAGAGCCCCGCAAGCTTGCCGAGCCAGTTTGCGACGCTGTTCCAGCGCATTGCCTTCTTCGCGATCTTGTAATCGTCCTCCGACAGCATTGACGCGCCACAGGCAGGGCAGGGCGCTTCAATGCAGTTTCGCGTCAGGCGGCTGATCATCACCTCGGTGTGGCACTCGTCGCACACCAACCACATTTGCTTTCTCAAGCGGCTTTCTTCCTTTTCGCCTTCACTCGCAGGAACTGATGGACGTCCGCGAGCAGGTTGCTGATGTCCCTCGGCGCCAGGCCACTGGTCGCGTCGTAGAGGGTGCTCACGATCAGGTAGAACTCCCGTAAGGTGATCTTTCCCGCCTCGTAGGCGACCGTCCATTTCTCAAGCTCGGAAGAGGTCTTCCTGCCGAGCTCCTCAGCGAATGTCGGCCAGTTGTCCGCGTCGGTCATTTGCGTCTCGCTAGTATGTCCTTACTTACAATATAGCGCAAGCGACTGCGGGACTGCGCGGAACTTGCTGCGCTCCAGCATCAGCCGGCGGAACGTGTTCATAAAGAGGTTCTTGGCTTCGAACGGAGGGTGCATCGCGATCTTGACCGGCGCGGTGGTCGCCGCATCGTGCAGATAGCCGGTCTTGAAGTCCTCGCCCGGCGTCTCAGCGATGATCTGCTGAACCTCGGCGGCCGTCACAGCCTCGTCCGCCAGGCGCACGGCTTGCGGGAACGGATACTGCAATCCGAAACGCGTGGCGATCCGAACCTCGTTGCGCTGCTCCACCCGCAAGAACGGCTCACGGAAGGCATCGTCGTATTTGAGCGGGCGAATGAGGTCGCCAATGTAGGCTTCGGCTGCATCATGCAGCAGACCTTCAAGCGCGAACTGCGGCTGACCGAGATCGTGCTCGATGTAGTGGGCGACATAGACCGAGTGCTCAGCGACCGAATAGAAGATCCGGCGCGGGAACTTCGGATGACGCGTTGCGCCATTGTAGCGGCACTGGTTGGCGAGGTGATGCGCGATCACCTCGATGTCAACCTCCTCGCTGCGCGGCTCCATCGGCCAGTATTTCTGGCCGCTGGCCGTGAACATGAAGTGGCTCTTGCGGTCACTCATAGAACTCTCCTCAGAAGGACGAGGGTGGGCATGGCGCGACCGTCACAAGGACGGCCGCTACGAACAGCGCAATCACAGCCGAAATCAGAACGGCCACACCAAACGACTTCGCGAGGAAGGCGAGCGTAGTAGAGTCTGAGCTCGCCATCAGAAGATCCCCAGCCAGACGCCGAAACCGTGGACACAGCCGATCGGGAAGACGATGGCGCCGAGGATCAGCAGGATCCAGGACTCGTCAAGAATGCAGCGGATGACGTGCGTGACCCATGAGCAAGGGATCGAGATTGCGAGCGCGAAGCAGGCGATCGACCACACGAAGTCAAGGATGCTGTCAAGAAAACGCATGTCTTTGTCTCCTGTAAGTAATCACTTGCTGACACTTTAAGTCAGCAAGTGATGGTCATGTTGTGGGTGTTACTTGGCGTTTTCGCGGATGAGCGCGCGCAGCTTCTTGGCGGAGATGCGGTAAACCTTTTCCGCCTCGCGCTGGCTCATCTTGCCGGTGGTCACGTCGATGTAAGCCTGGCGCCACTTCTCCGGAATGTGATCGTAGCTGCCCTTCTTCGGCTTCTTCGACTTCGGCTTTGCAGCCTTCTCGGGCTTTGCGGGATCCGCGGACACGTTCTCGGTGGTCACTTCGGCCGCTGCCGCATTCTGCTGCTCGACGACCTCCTTGACCGTCTCGCGCACATTCGCAACAAGCTCCTCAGCCTTCTCGCCGGAGTCATCGAGCGCATGGGCCTTTTCTTCAACGACCGGCACTACAGCAGGCTTTTCCTCCCGAATGTCGATCACCATGCCGTTCTTGCCGATGTCGACAGTCTCGATGACCGGGACGCGCTCGCCGCGCAGCACAGAGGCAAGAAGCTTGGCGTCAGCCTCAACGCTCGTCATCGGCTTGTTCTGACGGATCAGCTGCCGGCCTTCCTCAGTCAGCTCGCCGACGATCTGATAGGCGCGCACACGCATCTTGCTCGGATCCTTGAGCGGCACGGCAACGACGTCTGCCGGGTCAATCAGGATCAGGGTCATCACGTCACCGCTGAACTGGCCCATATAGTCACGGCGGCCGACATGCAGACCGTGCGAACACTCAATGCGCCGGTTCGGATCGACCATGTTGACGTCCATGCGCACAAGCGAGCCGACGCGCTGGCGCACCGAGCGCGAGTGACAGTCGAGATAGTGGTCACCCTCGCGCACCAGCGACTTGTAGGCGACGATCATGCCGTCATCAGCGATCGGAAGGTCGCCTTTGGACAGGAAGTCGAGCAGCTCCTGCACCGTGTGCCCACGCTCGTTGATCACCGTGGACAGGCGCCCCAGGAACTTCTGAAGGCCAACGCAGTCCTTATAGGCCGCATGTTCGAGCTGCCGCTCGATCTTCTCCATGCCCGGGATTTCGACGCCGTTGACGACAGCAACCAGCGTGTCTGCCTCCGGCGTGGCGCCGTCAGGCGCCTTGCCGCCAAACATAGCGGCAAAGTCCTTCCACTTGCGCTTGAGGAACGAGACGAAACCACCGGTCCTGTTCTCGATGCGCGCCTCGATGGAGTAGAGGTCGAGGTCGATTTCCGGCTGCTTGCGCTCGGCGAGCGGGCAGGCAATCTCGCGCATGATTGCTTCGGTGCGATAGGAGCGCGCCGGCAGGTTGATCGTCCTGCCGTCAGCAAGATAGAGCGTCACGCCGCCCCTGGCGGTGATGGCGGAGACTACGCGAACGATGTTCATGCGGCTTCCTTTCCGGAGTCAGTTGCTGTTTCGGTGTTGGTGTTTGCAGCTTCGCGCGCCTGCTGGCGTTCGTGCCGGCGCTTGAGGAAGCGAACCGTCTCGATGAAGACCTGGGCGTCCTCTTCAGTGCGGATAGAAGGGCAGCCGCCAAAGATGGCGAGGAACGACCATTCCTCGTCGAACGTGTCGGGGTGATAGCCCTGGCCCTTGAAGTTCCTCTTTGCGTTCTGCGTCAGCTGATTGAGCAACACTTCGATGTTCTCCCTGACCTTGGCGGAACTGCCGCGGTTGCTCAGCCAGTTGGCGTATTCCGAGAGGGTCTTGAGCACGGCCTGGGCGTTCAGAAGCGAATCCGTCAGCTTCATCTTCTGCGGCGCGAACTCGGCGGCAACGCGGATGCTTGCCAGCATCGCGCCCATCATGATTCCGGACGGGCAGTAGTAATTCGAACCCCTGAAATGCCAGCCTGCCTTGGTCGCGTGGACAAACTGCCATTCGCGTTTGTCGATGCCGACCTTCAGCTCGTCCATCATCACTTCGATGATGTCGCGAGCGCCTTGCGCCTTGAGTGCCGCCTCGTCCTTCGCATCGGTCGCAATCGCGATCGTGCCAAACTTGCGCTTCAGGAACTCGAACGCCCGGGTGATCGGCGTCAGGAGCTGATGCTCGTATTGCGAGCGGCGCGAGCGCACGAAGAAGGGTGCGCTTTCCAGTGTCGGCTCCCCGAGTGCGAGAGTTTTCGTATATTTCTCAAGGTCGTAGAACTTCGGTTCCTTCTTCTTCGGCTCACGCTTGGGCGGCTTGGTGATCCTGCACTCATGGAGCTTGATGCCGTAGTGCGCAGCGAGCTTGCGGATCTCCTCGAGCTTCTTGTGCTGGTTGCGGCGCAGAATGATTGCGACCACAGCTTCGGCGGAGGCCCAGCCTTTGACGCGCTCCTGGCCTTCGGCCTTGATCTGCGCGCCAACGTCGCGCTGCGAGAAGCCGACGAACAGTGTCGGATTGACCTTCTGCACGAAGTCGAGCGCGTCGGTGCAGTATTTGTTGAAGGTCAGGCGCAAGCCAGGCGTGCCCTCGTTGTGCGCCATATACATCTGGCGCAGCAGACCCGCCTTGGCGGCAACGCGCATCATCAGACGCGTGTCATGGCGCAGCTTCGAAATCGCCGGCACATGCTCGCCAAACACATTGCGGTAGCCGCGCTCGCCGCGAATGTAGGCCATTCGGCGCAGCGGCCGGCGAAGATCCGGGTGTGCTGCCTTCAGCACCAGACACGCCTCCCTGGTCTTGTTCTGAAGGAGGCTGTTGATGCAGTAGACGGAGGAGCTGCGGCCGATGTCCTCGAGCGTGTCGCGGAAGGCGTTCTCGTCCGCTACGCTGGGATTGAAGTTGAGCAGCTTGTGGTAGGCGTCGCACAAGGAGCCGCCGCTGAAGGGCGTGAACTTCGCGCGCACAAACTTCGCCCACACCGGCTTAATCTGACGGCGCTGCTCGGCAAGGATGCGCCGGTAGGCGCGCGTGAGGCGCCTGGTCAGATACTCCGTAGTGCGCGCGGTGTAGCTGAGGGACTCGCGGGAGGGCGTAACGCCGATCGAGTTAGGCTCTGCGCACAGGATCAGCGTGCCGGTATCGCGAAGAAGGTCGCCGCACGCTTGGACAAGGCGCATCAAATCCTGATCGGTCGTCGTGAGCGGATAGAGCACCGTGCCGTAAAGCACGTAGACGCGGCTTTCTTTCAGCTCGTAGCCGCGACCGGCAACGCAGAAGCCAAGCTTGCGCGCGTTGGTGTAGTCGAAGACCTTGATCGGGCGGCCGTTGATCTGAGCCTTGATGCCGCCATTGCGGCAGACACGGTTGATGAGGCTAATGAACTTGTCGCGATCGCCCGGCTCAAGCAGGGGAATCGAGACAGTGACGCCGGTCTGGCCGCAGTCGACCATCTGCATCAGACGATAGTCGGGCGTGCCGTTCGTCTCCATGCCGCCGCGCGAGATAGCGTAGACGCCAAGTTTGCCGCCGTGCGCGCTGGAAACGGTGAAGTGGTCATTGTAGGCGAAAGGAGCCTTCGAGCCGAGGCCAAAGCCGCCGTTCTGGTTCTCGTCAGCAACCTTGGTCGTGCCGCCGTAGACGCAGTAGACGTCGCCGACCTTTTCGTGCGGAATACCGGGGCCGTAGTCGCGCACGACGAACTCATTCTCATCGACCGTAATGTCGATCGGCAGATCCGTCTTGCCGGCGACGATGTGCGCGTCCCAGGCGTTGCAGATGATTTCGCGCACTACCGCAAGCATCTTGTCGCGATAGAGCGTGGACGACAGCACTGTGTAGAACTCTGGCGTCTCGGCAATACGGAATGACTTGGCCTCGCCGCCGCCAATAACGACGTGCGTGTCGAGGTCAGATAGCTGCGTGACCTGCATGTTGACCCTCTGTATGTGTCGCGCCTCTGAATAAGTATGTGCTTACTTATAGCGAGCATCAGAATGGAGCGCGGCAGGAACATGCGCGCTCACGACATGAAAAAAAGGCGGGGCTACGTGAGCCCCGCCTGGCATTGAGAACCGGAACTAGGCGGCGAGCCGGTTCTCGATGCAAGCCGGACACGGGCACTGCTTGGCATTGACCGGATCGAGGTCGCCGGTGCGGGCGATAATGTCCGCCATCAGATTCTCGTGGGCGTCATCCAGATCGTTACGGGCGTCCTCGACGTATTCCGAAAGGTCGGAGTTCATCGCCACAAACTCCTCGATCGGCATTTCGGCATCAGCGACTTCCGCAACGCGCTCGAGGAGGCGCTTCCCGGAGCGGCGAACGTCCTTGACGACGCGAAGCTGCTGCTTGAGCACGGCAAGATGATCCTCAAGATCGTCGCGAGCCGTGCGCAGCAGGTCAGCTGCCTTCTCAGCGTCCTCGACGACGCTCTTGACCTGGCGCACCAGCTCCAGCGCGTTTAGCGCTTCCAGCTTCAGGCGCTCCTGCTCAAACTGCACCAGGCGCTCTTCCGCTTCCTTTTCGACCTCAGCCTGGACCGAGTTGAGAGAGATTTTCGTCATGTTTTCCTCTTTCTCTGCGCTGCTAGTAAGCGCTGACTTACGACTAGAGTTATAGCAATGCGCGCTTGGGATGCGCGCGGTTTAGTGAATGTGGAGCGAGGACTTTTTCAATTCCTCGATCTCATCGAGGCGGCGGACGATGATGTCCTCCACGGCGCTGATCCGCTCTTCCAGGTTCGTCGTGTTGACGTAGACCGTATTCACGCAGTCGTTGAGCTCCCGGAAGACGCCGGTCATCACCAGATGGCTGTGCCGCTGATAGGCCGGGTTGAGCTTTGGGCGCGTGTCTGCCTCCTCATAGGTGGGCAGGCGCGATAGAAGGAACACGGTATCGTAGCGGGCATTCACCGCCTGCTTGCACAGGTCGACATACTGGTCGGCCAGCTCAAGCTCCTTGTCCGAAAGGATCAGGCTCGAGTGCATGTCGAACTCGCAAAGCATGTAGCCTACCATGTCGACCGGCGTCCGGTCGATGATCGCGGGACGCGGCGCCTGCTCGATCAGGTCCATGTGCGCCTTGAGCAGACCATACTGAAGGGCAATGCGCTGGCTCAGACCGAGCGGAGCGACCGGATCGTAGCCCAGCTCCTTGCCGAGCTTCGTGATCGATCCGTCGATGTAGTGAATGCCGAGGTTTTCAGCGAGGGCCTTGGCGAGAGTGGTTTTGCCCACTCCCGACGAGCCTACAATGCCGAAAAGCATTAGTTCGTCCCCGTCGATCCAAAGCCGCCAGTGCCACGAACAGTGTCGGAAAGCTCCTCCACTTCCTCGAACTCGGCACGCCAGACCGGCTGAATGACCATCTGCGCGATGCGATCGCCGGGATTGACGTAGTAGGTGCGCTCACCTGCGTTGTGCAGGATGACCTTCACTTCGCCGCGGTAGTCAGCATCGATGGTGCCCGGCGTGTTGAGGACGGTGAGCTGGTGCTTGGCAGCAAGGCCGGAGCGCGGCCGAACCTGAGCCTCGTATCCCGCCGGCAACTCCATCGCAAAGCCGCAGTCAATGGTCACGGTCGAGCCACCAGCCACAGCGATCGGATCACCATCGAATGCAGCATAAAGGTCGCAGCCGGCCGCATCCGCCGAGCCATAGGTCGGAATCTTTGCCTGCGGATGCAGCTTCTTGAACTTGACGTTCACAGTGTTTCCCATCGTCATTTTCCTTCAAACAAATTGCGGACCGCTTCCTCGAGCGCGTCCTGAACAGCCTCCCGAGCGCCTTCAATCGCTGCTTCCTGCGTCGGGTAGGGGCCAACGAGTTCCTCCTCGCCGCGCCAGTAGAAGCCCGGCTCCAGAGTGTCGCTGTTGATGACCTCGATGACCTGGAGGATTCCGGCAGTCGGTTCACTCATGCGGCGTCTCGCAGAGCTTCGTCGGGGAAGGTCTTGCGCCACTGGACCCAGCCGTCGAGGTTGCCGTGCAGGTGCTGGTTGTCGTAGCCCGTGCCGGAGCTCACCAGGCTCTCATGACCGGTGTTCAGGTCGACGCTGGTCAGCTCATAGTGCGACAGGGTGTCCGGCGTTGCCTGATGCTCGACCGGCGAGGCGTGCATACGCTCCGAATTGATCAGATGCTCGAAGCGCTCAAGCTCCCGCTCGTAGCTCGGATTGCCGTCGAACGGCGCATAGGAGATGCGAGCGCAACGGGCTGCGGAGATCTTCTTGAGAACCTCCAGAACGGCCTCATGCGTGACAACGCCGTTGCCGTTCTTGTGCACGAAATCGCCCGCCTGCTTCCAATCTGCGTCGTTAACGTAAGGCAGGTGCCACTCGCCAACCCCAAGGGTCTGGAACTCGGCGTTCTCGATCGCCTCAAACACCAGCTCGGCCAGATCCTGGAAGTGAGGCTCTGCATCCTTGTGCCGGCGAAGATGGAAGAAGTTCGCCCAGGAGGTCGAGGTGACCAGCGTGTCGATGAAGGAGAAAGGCTCCAGCAGGCGGTTCACGAGTTGCTTGTGGTAGCCGGCGTCCATGAACGCCTCGGCCGCTGCGACAGCCTGGTCGCGCGCCCACAGCCATGCCTCTTCGCGCGTGTGGTCTTTAGGAAGAGGGAACTGACCGATACCCGTATCGACCTCAGCCTCAAGCTCCACCGGCGCATTGTGGTCGCCTGCGCCCTGCATACCCTTCTGGTTCTTGCCCCAGTGCCACGGCACGAACGGCTTGGTCGTGACCTCGTTCAGCATGGTCCTGACCGGCACGGCGCGCGAAGAACGGGCATTTCGGCTAAAGACGCGGTGCGTCATCAGCTCGCCGTGGATGATGCGCGGATAGCGCATGTGAACGGAGATCAGGGGCGGTGCGCCGGTCGTGGCCTTGCTGGCAAGCACGACGCGGGCAAACATCTGGTTCTTGCTCAATGAAAGCTCCAGCTTTGTGCGTATCGCGGATGGGTGTCGGGGAGCATGAACATGTCGACCGTCACGCCGAGCACGATGCCGATGCTCAGGGCGAGCACGGCAAAGGCGATGAGGTCAGACACAAGACGCATCGTGCAGAATGTCCGCAGAAACGGCGAGAAGTGCCTCGGGCATTGCGACTTCGCTGTCCTCGTAGGCGCTCGTCAGTTTTTGCGAGAACTGCTTCATCTCCGAGTAGCTCAGGGACTGGATGAGCCCCGCAAGCGACTTGAGCCTGCTGTTTTCATGCCTGTTCGTCGGTTGAGACGAGATGCGCATTCATCCTCCTTTGCGCTGCGCGCTAGTAAGTAGATACTTACGATATAGCGCGCAGCGACTTGGGATGCAGATGGAACGTTACAGCGTTTCGAGATAGACCAGCGTCTGGTCGTGCCCGCCGATGTGACGTCCGTTGTGGTAGATTTGCGGCAGGGTCTTGTGACCGGCGGCCTGGAACTCAGCGCGAGCCGTCATGTCCTTTTCGACGTCTGCCTCTTCGAAGTCGATGCCGCGAAGGGCAAGGGCTGCCTTGACCTTCTTGCACCAGCCGCACCACTCAGCGGTGTAAATCTTCCACATCATGCCACCTTCTTGTCTGCGAAATCGATCGGGCAGGCACCGGCGCCGCAGTCGACGTGCTCCAGACCAATGTCCTCACCGACCTTGTTGTCATTGTCGGCCTTGATCGCTGCCGCAATCAGCTCGAACTGCTGCTTGGTGACCGGCTGCTCGGGCTGATACTCGTAGGCGGACGTGATCATTGATCCTCCTGTGCGCTACGCGCTAGTAAGCATATACTTACGATATAGCGCGCAGCGACTTGGGATGCAGCGGGACTTAGAAGTCGTCGTCCGGCATCGCTGCGAAGTAGACCTTCAACTGGTCGAAGCCGCCGATCAGCTTCTCGCCAACGAAGATCTGCGGGAAGGTGCGGAAGCCTTCCTGAACGAAGGCATCAAGCCCTGCCGGCGTGTCGCGCCGGTCTTCCTCATAGGTGTGACCCTTCATCTTAATCAGGGCCTTCGCCTGGTCGCAGTAGGGGCAGCCAGGCTTGGTGATGACCTTAAAGTGCATTTGCTATTCCCTTCTCAAACCGCGAGACACACGGCTCGCGTGACTTTCACTGAGCCCGAAACGCGCCGCGAGCTTTCCTATCGCGAACATTCCGTAGCCGCGCCCGTCCTTGGTTGCCTTCCAGGGCCAGCAATCGGTGCTGGCCCCCCTTTCTCAACCTTGGCCCAAAAGCGCTCCTCCGGAGACACTTTGTCGTGGCGGTGAAACCTCATGCCTGGCAAGCCAAACACTCATTCTGACGGGCCATTTCCTGAGCCTTGTTGAGACCCTTGCGATAGTAGAGGGACTTCAACCCAAGCTCCCAAGCCAGCACGATCAGGTCCACATCTTCCTTCATCGTCGCTTCCGGCGGGAGCTTGATATTGAGGCTCTGGCCCTGGTCGATGAACCTCTGCCGGTCGGCTGCCTGAATGATGATCTCCTTCTGGTCGATCTCGGCGAAGGTCTTAAAGACCGCCTTCTGATGATCCGTCAGGAAGTCAAGGTGCTGCACCGAGCCGCCGGCCTTGGCGATCGACGCCCAGGTTTCGTTCGTGTTCTTGCCGAGGCTTTCGAGGAGCTCCTCAAGGTGAGCGTTCTTCTGAACGAAAACGCCCTTGGCATTGTCGTTCTCGAAAATGTTCGAGTCCCACGGCTCAATCGACTGCGAGACCTGACCACAGATGATCGAGGAGCTGGTCGTCGGGGCGATCGCGCAACGGGTCAGGTTGCGGTAGCCGGTGCCGATCATGCCTTCCGGCTCGCCGAACACATCGGCCAGGTAGCGGGACGCGGCGTCCGCTTCCTGCTGAATGTGGCGATGAACCTCGATGTTAAGCTCGCGCGCTTCCTCGCTCTCGAACGCGATACCCTTGGACTGCAAGAGCGAGTGGTAGCCCAGCGTGCCAAGACCCAGCGCGCGCCAGCGAACAGCGAAACGGTGCGCATCTGCAAGCAGGCGGTTCTTTGCGGTCTTCTCGATGTATTCGGTCATCACCGCATCGAGGAAGTAGATCAGCTCGCGGACAAACGGCGTGCCCTTCCACTCGTCATAGTGGAGCAGGTTCGCCGAGGACAGGTCACACACGAAGCTCTCGTTCGGCGAGGACGGCAGCATGATCTCGGTGCACAGGTTCGACGCCCAAATGCGCAGACCCTTGTCCTTGAGCACCTGCGGCGCCTGATCGTTGGCGTTGTCCGTGAAGATGATGAACGGATAGCCGGTCTCGCGGCGCTTATTGCGGATCTTCGCCATCAGCTGGCGCTTCGGGCCGCCCTTGGCCTCGGCAAGCATCTCCTTCATCCAGGCCGACGAGATACAGACGCCAAACGAAAGGTGCTGGATTTCATCATGCACACCGCCGGTGATGGAGCGGATCTTGAGCCAGCGTTCGATGTCCGGATGGTCGACGTCAATGTAGACGGCGCCGTTACCGCGGCGGACGTTCGACTGACTGACGACCTGCAGGTGCTCCTGGATCAGACGGGCAAAGTGCTTCGGCCCCTGAGACGTGCCGCCACCGGAAATGTTGGAGCCAAAGCCGCGCAGTTTGCCCATATAGCAGGACGTTCCAGCGCCTTCCTTGGTCATCATGCCAATCTCTGCGACCTTCCAGAGAATGGAGTCCATGTCATCGTCCATGAACGAGCCGTTGCACGAGATAGGCAGGCCGCGCTCGGTGCCGAAATTCGACCAGACCGGCGATGCCGGCGACAGCCAGCCGCGGCGCACAGCAAGGCGCATGGTCGGAAGCTCAAAGCCGAGGATCTCTTCGGCGTGCGTGACGAGGTAGTTAACGCGGTCGATCGCCGCGTCCTTCAGCTCGTGGTCAAGGAACGTGCCATTCAAGTAGCCGCGCGAGAGCGTCTTTAGCGAGATGGCGTTGAGGTAGTGGTAGTCAGGGCGCATTAAAAATCATCCTCATCTGGCGCGTCTGCTTGCGTGTAAGCCGTGGGTTCGGAATGGAAGAAGTCGACCTTGGGCGGGGCGTAGAGGCCGACGCTCATCCAGAAGGTCTGGCGTTCGTGTTCGGGGTCGATTACGAAGATCGGCTCGTAACCAATGCCCTCGAGGCTCTCATTGAGGCGCATCGCGACATAGGTCTTGAGAATTGCAGCCGAGAACTCCTCGCCGGCATAGTCGCCAACCATCCAGTTGATCAGCTGGCTTTCGGCGTCGAGGGCGACGTGGCACTCATGGACGATCTTGCGCTTGAGGTCGTCATCGAACAGCTCCGGATATTCCTCCCGAAGCGTGTTGATGATCTTCATGCCCGCCTGAGCGTGCAGGAGCTCCTCGTTGCGGGTGTATTTGACCTGCTGGGCGGTGTCCTTGAGGACGTTCTTGTTCCGGTTCAGCCACAGGAGCAGATAGAACTGCGAGAACAGGCTGACGTTCTCCACGAACAGCGTGAAGAGGACCAGTGAGTAGATATACTGCTTCTTGTCGTCGCCGTAGACCTTCTCCATGTGCTTCGTGAGGTAGCCCACGCGGCCGGCAATCGCCGGAACGCTCATGTTCTCCTCGAACACGTTCTCAAGCCCGAGGACTTCGAGCAGACGCTCATATGCCTGGTTATGGATGACCTCGATGTTTGCCATCGTAATGCCGAGGTCGGACATGGACGGGTGCGGCAGGTTCTGGCCGAGGCGCGCCCAAAACTCCTTCACCTTGACCTCGATCTGCGCAATTGCAGCCAGGCAGCGCGTAACCATCACACGCTCCTGGTCGGTCAGATTCAGCTCAAAATCGTTCTTGTCGGAGTCGAACGTGAACTTTTTCACAGTCCAGAAGCCTTCGTGCATGGCTTCGATGTAGGGACGGCTCCAGGGATACAGGTCGGGCTTACGCGCCACTTGTTTTTCAAACAGCATTGGTCACTCGGGTGATGATCTGAAAGGGATTCCCAAGGCGGGAATCCTCATCCTACGAAAGTAAGTGCTTACTTACTAGACTTGACAAATGAAAATCACGCCGCTGCGGCAGTGAGGATCGCGAGCGTCTGACGGAAGGCTGGCGTCTTCATGCCGGCGTGGACGATCGCCACGGCATCAGCGAGGTGTTCGTTGTCGAGGGTCGGCACCGTCTCGCCCTTGAGCTTGCGGGTGCGCCAGGGCGCGTTCGGGAACTTCTCGAATGCCCACTCGATCATTTCCTGCTTCGAGGCGGTTTTCGTGCCGACGGCCGCGAGCTTGGTTTCACTCGGGGCAACCTCGACAGCCGGGATGCCCAGCATACGCTCAATCGATGCGTAGAGCCCGATGACGATGCCAAAGCCCAGCACTGCGTCATAGGACTGGCCGCCGCTCGGCACTTCAATGAAGATCGAGGTCACGCCCTTGAGTGCCTTGGGCAGCTCCTCGGCGATCTGGCAGGCGCTGCGGAAATTGTCCGAGGACTTGCGCACCTGCTTGGACTTTTCCTTCTCCGTCTTGATCAGGATGAGGTCGACAACCTCTGCTTCGAGGGTTCGCGTATCAATCTCCATGATTGCGACCCCGAAGTTGCGTTTGGATCCGTCGAGTCCTGCAACACGGATCTTAGCCATTAGAATGCTCCGTAACCGGGAATGAGTTCGTTGACGCGGTTGGAAACCGCAGTGATTTCGCCTCTGACCTCTTCCGCCAGCTTCTCGAAACGCATGTGCAAATGCGCATCGGGCACCGGCGGTGACATTTCGAGGTTCCTGAGACGTGTGAAGGCCTCCTGGAGCTTTCCCTGGAGGTGCCAGATGTCCGCCTTGCGGCTATCTGCCTCGAGCACCGCCGCCGCCGCGTTGCTCGGGTTCGAGTAAAGCGACATGAGCTCCCGGACGAACACGCGCAGGTATTTCTGCTCAGTTTCCGTCAGATCGTTCATCAGAACATTCCAAACTCAGGATTGTCCTCATAGGCGGCGATCGCTGCTTCACGCTCGCGCGCCGCAGCCATCAGCTGATCCTCAACATGCTTGGCGATGACGTTTTCGATCACTTCCGGCAGCTTCTCGCCCTTCACGCCAAAGGTCTCGGCGATCTTGGAGCCCATGAGCGGGAATACCTGGTCGAGCTCCTTGGCGTTCATCTCCACGAACTCGTATTCCTGGTCATCCTCCGGCATGAGGCCGAAGATCATCTGACCGGCCGCGCCGAGATAGTGGTAGGACAGGAAGAACTCCCAGCCCGGGATGATCTCCTTCTTGCGAAAGCGGTTGCCTTCCTCCTCGCCATACTTGACGGTCGCTTTGTAGAGGCTCTCGCACTCGAAGGACTGCTCCTTGAGCTTCTCTACGATCTGCGAGCCGATCTCCTCGCGAAGTTTGCGTTCCTCTTCAGTCAGGGTCACTTTTCGTCTTGCCACGATATATAGCCCTCGTCCGTAAGTTCTTACTTACATATAGCGCTGAATCAAAGGGGTTGCATCCTCAATCAAACAGCCCCGCTTGCGCGAATATTCGGCAAAGCGGGCGATGCGATGCGCACGCGACGTCACCGTCTCGCCGTCCGGCAGGATGTCCTCCAAAAGTCCTTCCGACTGAAGGACCAGGGCCGTGCTGATGACGTCGTGCAGTTCGTCACGGATGCGCTTTGCATTGGTGTCGAAGTGACCAGGCTGAACCTCGTCCAGACCGAAACGCAGCGCCTTCGAGCAGCGCTTTGCAACCTCGCTGCACTCTTCCATCAGCTGCACCAGCAGCAACTCATTCTTGGTCAAAAGGAACCTCGCGGGATCGGCGGGCTAAAACAGCACGACGCCGAGGAACAGAACAAAACAGAGCAGCGAAATGGCGCCAACGAGGAGCGCCAGGGCAGTTGCCCTGAACATGCTTCCCGGAGTGTCACGGTCCTCGCCGTGCTCGCTGCACCACCAAAACACCGCGCAACAAAGAAGGGAGGTGATGACGACCCAAAGGATCGTCACCCCTGCAATGTCGAGCGCATTCACAGCACAGTCTCCGTGACCTTCGTGGTCTTGTCGGGCATCTTCTCAACCAGCAACACCTGCTTGATGTGATCCCGCAGCTCGTTGTGGGAGATGACGAACACCGAGCCACGCTCGCGCGCCTTCTCCTCGAGAATGACCGTCAGGCGCTCAAGGCCAGCCGGATCGAGCGCATCATCGATCTCGTCACCGATGAACAGGTCGATCGGCTTGGTGGCGCGGGTTGCAACCAGATCCTGCAGGGCAAGCGCGGCCGCAATGCGCACCTTGCGCTTCTCGCCGCCGGAGAGCGCCTTGAAGATTTTGCCGCCGGTCGCGTTCGACACGTCGATGGAGAACTTCTCCCTCAGGTCGCCCTTGCTGTTCTTCGTCAGCGTCGTCCAGGTCGCGTCGATGTTGCCGTCGGAGAGCGTCGACAGATACTTGGAGGTCTGCGCGTTGAGGAAGGGCGTGACTTCATCGAGGATGCGCGTTCGCACGCCGGCAGGTCCGAAGACCTTGACCACCGCATTCTCAAGCTCAACCTCGTCGCGCGCCGCCTTGAGCTTCTTCTCCTCGCCGTCAAGCTGCACCTTCAGCTTGTCGCGTTCCTCGGTGAGCTTGACGATCGTCGCCTCATGCGGATTTGCGGCCGCAGAAAGCTCGGCGATCTTGTCACGCAGTGCCTTTGCCTGTGCGACACTTGCCGCCTGCTGACGCAAAAGCTCGTTGTAGTTGGCAAGCTCGGAGCCCAGGCGCGCACGTTCAGCCGTTGCCGCGCTGATGTCGGTCATCGTCGCCTTGAAGTCGTTGCGCGCCTTCTCTGCGCGCGTTACCCGGTCAAGCGCTTCCTTGACCTCTGCATCGATCCGGCCGACCTCCTTCGTCTGCGTGTCGAGCTTGTCGGTTGCCGCTTTCTTGACGCCCTCGAGCTCCTTCTCCGTCAACGGTCTGCCGCACTCGCCGCACGGACAGCCAATCTTGTGCTCGACCGTCGCGACTTCTGCCTTGTAGACTCCCTGCCGGTGAACAGCGTCACTGAGCGCCTTCTGCTTTAGGGCCAGTTGGGACGCGGCGTCGGCCAGCTCGCGCTCAAGGCGGGCAAGCTCGTCATTCTCCGATTTGACCGCCGCGATCCTGGCATCAACCGCGGTGATCTGATGCTCCAGCTTGAGAGCCTGCATCGCGGCGATGTCTTCCTGATACTTCTTGAGCACCGGGACGACTGCCGCAGCCTCGGCCTTCTTGCGATCAATTTCGTCTGCCTGGTTCTTCTTCCAGGCAGCGGCAGCCTTCTTCTGGTCCTCGATCTGTCCGTCGACCCAAGCGATCTTGTCGCTGATCGACTGAACGCTCGCCTCCAGCGTCACGACCTTCTTTGCCGCCTCATTCGTGTTTTCCCGTGCCTTCTGGTAAGCGCCCTCGAGGACGGTGACGCCGGCTGCTTCCTCGATCAGCACCTTCAGCTGCTTGTCCGTCATCGACGGCAGGTCAGGCATCTTTTCCTGGCCGGCGTAGATCGAGCCCACGAACACGTCGAGCGAACAGCCGAGGATCTGGCCGGCAACCTCTTGCGTGAGCTTGTCGGTGCCTTTCGTCAGGTCCGTTTCGGTCAGGCCATCATGGACCGTGAGCGTGAAGGTGTTCTTGCCCGTCTTGTGCTTGCGGTGGCGCGTGGCAGTGTAGGTCAGATGCCCGTCCTCGAGCACCGAGACCACACGGCAATTCTTGCCCGCCTCGTCATTGATTACCTCGTCGCCGGACGACCCACGCGCCGTGACGCCAAACCAACACCAGCACAGGGCGTCGGCGATCGAGGATTTACCGGAGCCGTTTGACGAGGCGGACGAGTCCAGGTGATTGACACCCTGGATGCCTACCAGGCCCCGATCTGCGAGGTTCACTTCCGCGCTCGAGATGGCGAGGAAATTTTCGATAGTGAGCTTGCCGAACTTCATCCGGTCATTTCCCGTTGATTGCTGCTGCCAGGTCGCCGGTTGCGGCCGCTTCGGCGATGGAGGTGCGATGCTTGGTCGATGTGCCGGCGCCGCGAAGGGTCTCGCCCTTCTTCATGCCGCGCGTCGTCGGCTCGAAACGGTGGTGTTTGGACTTGTCGCCGCCGCTCCAGCGCCTCTGCTCCGCCACGTAGCGCTCGATCCGGAAGTTCCCGAGATCCTTGTATTGAAGCGCCGTCGACAGCGGCAAAGCCGTCAGCGAGTGGAGAATTGCATTCTCCACTTCGCCGATCTTCTTGCCCGTCGCGTCGTAACTCGTGACGATCTGCCGGGTCGTGAAATACACGTTATAAAGCATGAGCGACCTTCTAAGTTATTGTTCTCTCACAATAACATTGCTGCGATTGGCGATCGTCAGGCTTCTTCGTAGACGATGCGGGAAGCCGCGAGCGTCTCAAGCGCCCGCTTGGTGATCTGATCGGCCGTCAGCGTCGGATGCGGATCGGACTCCGCAATGAACTTTTCGACCGACTGCTCAAGCGTTAGACCCTTTGCCGGCGCAGTGGTGCGCGCGGTCACAACCGCCTTCGGCACTTCGATGGACACGCCAAGAGCGCCCCAGGCGTAGAACTGCTCGCGCAAGTCCTTGATCTGGTCCTGCGTCATTGCAGGTCCGCGGAAGCGCACGAAATTGCCCTGGCACTCCAGCTCCATCTCCAGCTCATCCTTGCCGGTCAGGTCGATGAACTTCGGCGCCTTCGTGTCGTTGAAGGTGACGGTGCCGTCTGCATCGAGCAGCAGGAAGCCGGCGCGTGTGCCGACATCGCCCCACGTCTGATGTGTCGAAGCGCCGACGGAGATGACGCCGTTCTTGAAGTCGTGATGGTTGTGGTAGTGGCCGGCAAAGACGTGGCGGAAGCCGAAGGCTGCCAGCTGTGCGTCGGTCAGGCCATGCGCCGGCATTCCCGAGAGCACGCCGTCAATGCCAGCATGGATGAACACGTCCATCTTTGACGCATCCGGGCGCTTGAACAGCTCCACCAGATCCTCAAGCAGCGCCTCGGTCGTCCAGCGCCAGGGAACGAAGCCGAAGGTGAAGGGACCATGCCGGATGGCGCCGACGCGATTGAAGATGCGGAAGGTTGCGCCCTCGATCGTCTCCTGCGTCAGATTTTGGATCGCAGAGGACAGCTCGTCCGTGTCCTTCGACTTGAGGTCGTGATTGCCGGGGATCGCATAGATCGAAACGCCGCTCTCGAGGATTTCCCGGATCGTTGCGCGCGTCGGATTGAGCACTTCGGGATCAAGCACGCCGCGCGTATGGAAAATGTCGCCGGAAATGACGAGACAGTCGCCGCCGGCCGCCAGAACGGTGTTTGCAGCGCGCGACAGCTCATTAAGGGTGTAGCGAAGGCGCGAGTTCACGCCATCTGCATTGGTGCGCGAGAACATGGTCCACGCATGACAGTGCAGATCGGAGGCAATGCCTGCTTTCATGTCTGATTGTCCGTTAGTAAGTGCTGACTGATCACTTATAGCGCGCGAGCGTTTGGGTCGCAGAAGGGTTTACTTGACCTTCGCTGCTCCCGTTTTCACGGCGAAGAATTTGAAGGGCAGGTAGCGCTGCAAGGCACCGCCACGGCTCTCATAATTCATGATCTTGGCCTTGGCGGTGTCGAAGAAGTTGGAGATGTGGGTGATGTAGACGTCCAGGGTATCGCGCACCAGGACGCCTACGATCTCGATGCCTTCGGTTGCAAGGTTGCGCAGCGTGTCGTCATCGATCGCCCATGCTGCCTTGTCTGCCGCTACCGCGTCCGAAATGGTCTTTTCGCTGGAGCGATAGACCTCGGACTGCTTGCGCCATGCGAGATAGACCTCGCGACCATCAGACAACGTGTAGATGCCGCCGTATATCCTGCGGCCGTTGCGAACGAGCCTGGTCGGCTTGAGTTTGGGCTGCTTCTTCTTCCTCACTCGGGATCATTCCATTCCAAGTGTAGATGCCCTGCGCTCCGCGGATGGCGATAGGAACCTTCAGCTCACGCGGATGCGTAAGCCTCCAGCCGTAGAAACCCAGCTGCCACCAGCCATATGCTTTCTCCTCGCGCGAAACGTCCTCGAGGAACTCCTCCGTCATCAGTTCGCAGGAGTCGACGGTGACGGTGCCAAGCAGGTGTCCGCATACGAGCTCGTCCAATGCCGGCAGCCCGAGCCGCTCATAGAATTGGGCGAACTCGGGATCCTCGGCATGGGCGCGCGCATCGGGTCGAACGGTCTTGGTCGAGGCAATGCCAAGTGTCTCGCCAATGATCGACGCCGGCGCCGGCCAACTACGCGTTTCAAAGACCTTGTAGCCCTTCACGACCAACGTCGCGAAGGGCTGTGAGATTGAGATAACCTTCATCCGCATCCCGTTCTGTTACAGTCCAAGTAGACATATAGCAGAACGGGAAGGGGGACGCGGGTTATGCTGCTGCGGGAAGCGCTGCGTCTGCGTCTCCGGTGATCGCCGACACATCAGCTTCGGCAACAACCGGCGGCTCGTAAGACGACGGCAGCAGAGCCTTCAGCTTGTCGTAGCCATCCGGCTCATTCATCAGCTTGTCGGCCAGAACAGAGGCGTAATACTTCTTGCCTTCCCACTCAATCCAGCCGGCAGACTCCTTGAGGATCTTCTCTTCCTTCAGGAACTCGATCATCGAGCGGTGGAAGTTGAAGCGGGCCTGGCCTTCGTCGGTGTAGTCGAGGCGGAAGGTTGCCGTCTGGAACGGACGGGCGACCTTGTTCTTGACCATGCGCGCGGTGATCTCCGTGCCCATGACTTCTGCCTCGGAACCCTTGCCCTTCTGCACCTTGGTCGCGCCGAGCGAGATACGAGTCGAGAACACGTATTTCGGCGTCTTGCCGCCCGGCGTCGTTTCAGGATTGCCGTAGACGATGCCGATGTTCAGGCGGATCTGGTTGAGGAAGATCGCGCAGATACCAAGGTCGTCGCACAACTGAGCGAACGCCGGGAAGTTGGCCGAGGTCGCGCGAGCAAGAGCGGTGTTGTCGTGCATCGAACGCTGACCGAGCGGCTTCGGCTTGCCGGTCTTGGGATCGTAGAAGGCCGAGTTGGGCGTCATAAAGGCGAGCGAGTCAAACACCCAACAGATCGGAGCAGACGGCGCGATCAGCTTCTTGTCGCGCAAGGTCATTGCCACTTCGACGCAGAGCGCCAGGCTCTCCTCGAAGGTGTTCGGCTTGCGATAGAGGAAGCGGCCGGGATGCGGATCAAGGCCCATGCCTTCGGCAAGATACTGCTGGAAGGAACGTTCGTGGTCGGAGAAGCCGGCATAGCCGCCAGCCTTCTGCGCCGAGATCATCGCCATCGTTGCGATCGCCGTCTTGCCCGAGGACTCAGGACCGTAGATTTCAACGATGCGACCAACCGGCAGACCACCATCCCAACGGGACGCGAGCGCGTAGTTGAGCGGCGGATAGCCGGTGTCGAGGAAGTGGGTGACGGTCGACTGCTCGTCGTGCTTGGCAAGACCACCGAGTGCAGCTGCGATTTCGTCAGGCGTGCTCATGGATACTCCTATGCCGCCAGTGCGGCTTCTTCACGGAATGCAGGAAAGACGCGGATCCAGTCATCGAACTCCTTGAGGATGGAGTTGAAGAGGAGGATCTCGCAGAAGCGTTTGAACTTGAGGGCGTCAGGTTCGCCCTTATCGAGATTGAGATTGATCGGCGCCGGCCGGTGCTTGGTGCGCAGGTCCATCAGCGTGATGTTGCGCGCGAAGGCGATTGCCTTTTCCTCGTTCTCCACGAGGTCGCGATACTTCTTCGGCAGCGATTTCAGGTCGATCGACTTCTCGAAAATGACCTGGTTGGTGAAGTTGGCAAACGAGCCGTAGGTCTTGATGAACTCGACTGCGCCCTTCTCACCAATGCCACCAACACCCGGCACGTTGTCACCAGTGTCGCCCATCAGTGCCTTGACCTCGACGAACTGAGCAGGCGTTTCAACGCCCGTCATTTCCTCGAAGTTTTTGAGCGTGACCATCCGGTTGTTGATGAAGTCGCGCCATGTCACGTTCGGCCCAACCAGCTGAAGCCAATCCTTGTCACCCGTAAGCAGGATGACGCGACCGTCCTTGCTGTAGCGGTCGGTCAGGATTGCGCCGAGGTCGTCAGCTTCCATGTTGAAAGCCGACAGCTGCGGCATACCAAGAAAGCGCAGAGCCTTTTTGATGTGAGGCACCTGCTGCTGATACTCGTCCTTCATGCGAAGCTGAGCGAGAGCTGCCTTGGTATCAGCCTTGTCGCGGTTGGCCTTGTATTCGGCGAACATGGTCTTGCGCCACGAAGCGCCGTCCCAAAGCACGACCGGCGTGTATTGCTGGAAGAAGGCAAGCTGCTGGCGCAGACCACGCAGAAAGCCGAAGATCGCCTGGACCGGCAGATTGCCGATCGTGAGCTTCTTGGCGTTGTTGTAGTAGTAGCCGAACGAGTTGCCGTCGATGAGCAGGTAGTTTTTCGACATGGTAACTCCTAAAGGAATGGGCGGCAGCGCGCACAGGAAACACGCTGCCGCCTAGCCTTCCGGGCGCGACACCGGAGGGCGTCTGACGCGAGAGGGGACGCGTCAGACTACTTCTCGATTAGCCCAGACCCTCGAGCTCCCTCAGGATTGCGTCGGCATCATCGGCCGACACGTTCGCGGATGCGGGAGTAACGGCAGCAGCCGGCTGGGCGGTTGCTGCGGCCTGGCGCTCAAGCTCTTCCAGTTCACGAGCCGCTTCCTGCTGACGACGCAGAATCTCCTCGCGGCGACGAGCAGCCTCATCCATAGCTGCCTGCTCCTCAGCGGAGACAGTTGCAGCGGGAGCCGCCGTGGTCGGAACCTCAACATCGACAGCCGCGTCAGCGACAGCAACGTTCGGCGAAGCAAGCGCAGCGGTCGGAGTGCGAGCAAGCGTTGCTGCTGCCGGGCCAGCGAGTGCGCCGGCATTTGCCGGACCAGCAAGACGCGGCACCGAGATACCGGCAAACTGCTGGATCGCGTTCAGTGCCTTCTGCTCTTCACCGCGGAAGTAGTTCGAGCGGATGAACTCCTGCAAGTCCTTGGCGCGCGCGAGCTGCTCCGGAGTGACCGGCTGGCTCTTACCCGGAGCCACAGCGACGTCGTAGTTGGTGTTCAGACCCTTGCCGGTGCGCGTGATGATGATGTCGACGCCGTTTTCCGGATCGGTGATGTCCTGACCGAAGTCCAGGTGGAGAGCGATAAGCTCAAGAACCTTACCCCAGGTGGAGGGGGTCAGCTCGAGGATCTCCTCGTTGCCGCTCGAACGGTCGATGACGTTCAGCAGCACCGACTTGCGCGCCTTCCAGCTTTCGTAGAGCTTCTTGCTCTCCTCATCCATGGCGGAGTTGATCGCCATTTCGATGGCGGTGTTGATCACCGACGGCTGCTGGTAGACGGTATCGCAGTCGCCGATCACAACAGCCGGCTTCGCGTTCTCTTCCGCCTTGATCCAGTGAACGCCAAGGTCTGCCCAGAACTCACCGTTCGGACCAGTCCAGGAAACGTTCTTCGGCGCGAGAATACGATAGGTGTTGCGACCTTCGTTCGGCTTGATGGCCTTGCCAGCATTGCCGGCATACTTGGCCTTAGCCTGCGATACCATTTTGCGAAGTGCAGAATCCATTGCTTTGCCTTTCGTGCTTTAGTGCTTTGGTGCTTTGCGCTTGGTGATTTCGAAGTCCGTAGTTAGCTATGCAGCTACGTAGCTATATAGCTAGATCGTGTTGGGATGCTGTCGGATTATTCAGCCGGGATGCCAGCTGCCATCTGGCGGCGCGGACCAAAGGTCCGGTATTGCTGAGCCAGCTCCGCAGCCTCCGCCGACTGTTCCAGCTCCCTGTTCGAGCGCTCGAGGAGATGCCGAGCCCTCTTTTCATCAGCCTGAGCCTTCGACTCCTGCTGAGTTGCATAGCGCTCCAGCCTGGCAGCGATCTTTTCCATCGGACGCGTGATGCGCTCGATAGACGGTTCGATTCCAAACAGGGCGAGGATGCGTTCCAGAAGAGACATGGTTAGAGGTTCCTTCGAATGCGCTATAAGTAAGCGCTGACTTACTTATAGCGTCAAATAAAATGGGATGCACGTTTTTATGCGTCCTCAGAAGGCTTGCGACCCATCCGCTCGAGGACCGAATCCTTCTGATATTCGTAGGCGCTCTCGCGGATATTCTTCTCCTGGATCCGCAGCTCGCCCTTCATCTCCTCACGCGAAATGAGGCCCATCTGCACCAGCATGTCGCGGCGGTGGCGGAAGGCTTCGACGGCCGTCTTGCCGATCGCTTCGATGCGCTTTGCCTCGTTGAGCGCCTTCTTCATGCCGATGACCCGGGAGTTGCGCGCTACCCGCTTCTCAAGCATCGCCTCCGTCAGCTTCTCGCCGGCGGTTGCCGCCTTGTTGCGTTCGAGCTGGTAGATCGCCGCCTCGGTGTTCTCGAGCAGGAGCTTGACCACATCCACCTGGCGCGCAGCCTCGGCCGCCAGCACGCCGTAGTAGGAGAACAGCGAGGACTGCTGCATCATCGCCGTCGTCAAGTCCTGGTCATTGAAGGCCAGGTCTTCCTTCAGCTTCTTGGCGTCGATGAACTCGCGCACCTGAAAGGTGGTCGGTTCTTTCACGGGATCCGCGGTCGTGTCGGTCATGGCTTCTCCTATGCGAGCAGAGTTGCAACCGCAGCGAACACCTCATTCATGTTCTGCTGCTTGTCGGGGTCATGCCAAATCTCACCGGGCGAGAAGCCGATGACGAGATTGGCGTCATATTCCTTCGAGTAGACGACCTTGCCGGCACTGTCAGAGGCCTTGCCCTTGAAGTCCGGAATGAAGGTGCGCACCGTCTGAGAGCCGAGCAGCACGATGATCGGCGGCTCGAGGATCTCAAGCTCACGCTTGAGGTAGGGAAGGTAAGTCGCGACCTCTTCGGGCGTGACCTGCTTGCCGCGCTTCGGCCGCTTGATCAGCGAGGTCCAGTAGGCGTGCTCGCGCTGCAAGCTGACCTCCGCCATCGCTTCAATGACGGCACCATTCGACTGCGACCAGCCCATCATGCCCACCTGCTCCTCTTCACCGTTCGGCGCGTCGGAGATGATCACGAACTCGGCTTCCTTGCCGAAGGAGGGCTTGACCGGCACTCCGTCTGCCTGGCCGCTGCCGGGACCATGATTGGCGCGATACTCGTAGATGACCTCGCCAATCGCTTCCTTCGTCAGCTTGTCGCGGTGCATTTCGCGATTGATCGGCACATGCGCGGCAATCAGACCCGGGATAAGTTCGATCTGGTCCTTCACGCGGCTCGGATCGTTCGCCGGCAACTGACCGGGCTCGATGCGCGCAAATGCACCCACACGATCAAGCGCGTCCTGCACCCTTGCGTTGACGATGCGCCGCGCGACACGCGACACGAAGTCGGCCTTGTCCTTGAAGGGACCGCCGGCCTTGCGCGCATTGATGATTTCCTGCGTTGCGCGCTCGGACAGGCCCTTGATGCGCTGTAGCGGAATGACCAGGCGCACGTCGGTGGCAATCTCGAACCGGTCGGTCGAAATGTTGATGTCGGGCATCGAGACGTCGATGCCAAGCATCTTTGCGTCACGGATCAGGCCCGGCAGCTTGTCCTCTTTCAGCAGCGACAGCGCAGCCGCGTAGAACTCGACCGAATGGTAGGTCTTGAGCCACATGGCCTGATAGGAGATGAGCGTGTATTCTACGGAATGCGACTTATTGAAGCCGTAGGAGGCAAAGCCTTCGATCTTATCGAACAGCGCTTCTGCCCAGTCCCTGTCGCAGCCAATCGTCTTGACTGCGCCGTCAACGAACTTCACCTTCTCCTTGCGCATCTCCTCCGGCAGCTTCTTGCCCATGATCTTGCGCAGCTTGTCAGCGTCGGCACCGGAGTAGCCGCAGATGACCTGCGAAATCTTCATGACCTGCTCCTGGTAGACGATGACGCCGAACGTCTCTTTCAGGATCGGCTCCAGAAGCGGGTGGTCGTAATCGACGCGCTCATTGCCCTGCTTGCGCAGATAGTAGGAGTCCATCATGCCGGACTCGATCGGACCAGGACGGAACAGCGCGGTGGCCGCGGTGATGTCGTCGAAGGTGATCGTGCCGTCGGCGCCGAGCTCCTTGAGCAGACGGCGCATACCGCCAGACTCGAACTGGAAGATGCCGGTCGTGTTCGCCTTGGCGAAGTTTTGCAGCACCTCATGGTCGTCAAGCGGAATGCGCATGAGATCGGGCTCCTTGCCCGTGCGCTCGCGGATATAGTCGAGGGCAAGCTTGATGACGTCGAGGGTGTTGAGCCCCAGGACGTCCATCTTGATCAGGCCCTGCTCCTCAACGATGCGCTTGTCCCAGCACACGACATAGCCGTCCTTGCGCTTTTCAAGCACCGCGCGCTCGACCAGATCGCAGCCGGCAACCACGACACCGGCGGCGTGCTGGCTGAAGTTGCGGATCGTGCCTTCGAGCCGCTCCATGATCTTCCACTGGAACGGATATTTCTGCGCGAACTGGTCAATCTCCGGGACTTCCTCGCGCGCCTTGTTCAACTCGACCGTCTGGCCGTGAACCTTCGGCACGTATTTCGAAACCGAATATTCACGCTCAGGAATGCCGGTCGTGCGGCCGACGTCGCGAATGGCGGACGGCGCACCAAGAGTGCCGAAATTCGACACGCCGGCCACACGCTCGGCGCCATACTTGCGCAGCAGATATTCGAACACCTCGTGCCGGCGCTCGGACATGAAGTCGAGGTCGGCGTCAGGCAGGTCGATACGTTCCGGGTTGATGAAGCGCTCGAACAGAAGGCCAAAGCGGATCGGATCGCACTCGGTAATGCCCATCAGATAGGCAACGAGGGATCCACCAACGGAGCCACGACCCGGGCCCACCATGATGCCGTTCGACTTCGCAAACTGCACCACGTCCTGCACCAGCAGGAAGTAGCCCGAGAAGTTGAGCTTCTTGAGCACCGACAGCTCGTAGGCAAGGCGCGGCTTGTAGACCTTCTCGAGCTCCTCGTCGCCCGGACGGTGGCCGAATACCTTGTCGTTGAAGCGCTTCTCCCAGCCTTCCTTGCACGCCTTCATCACCGCCATGAACTCGTCATCCGCCATCTTCGGCAGGGACGGCAGCTGCTTCTTCCACTCGTAGCCGATGAGGCCGGCAAGGACGCGCGTATTGAGCAGACCCTCGCGGAACATGGCGCCAATGCTCGTGCCGCGTTTCGTCAGGTGATCGGCCATGACCTTGATGTGCTCGACCAGCTCCTGCACGCCCATGACGTGCATGTCGCGGTTGTAGCGCATACAGAACCACGGATCGGTGATCTTCTGGTTCTCGGCGATCGCCGTCATCACTTCCTGGGTGTCGGCTTCGCCCTTGGCATAGAGAGCCGGACGCACGACGATCGGCTTTGCGAGCTCCTTGGTGACAAGCTCGGCAGCGATCTGGTTCAGGCGGCCGAAATAGGGCGTCTGGATCGGGATCAGCGGCGCAAAGACTGCCGAGCAGAGCTGACCGAGCTTGTGCGTGATCGTCTCGCAATCGGGATGCTCAAGGACGGACTGGCTGTCGCCAAGCACGATTGCAAGCTCGTCAGGCCCGACCTTTTCGAGCTCCTCATAGAAGTCCTCGAAGCCGAGCTTTGCCTCGTAGTAGAAGCGCACCTCACTGTTTGCGAGCGTCAGCAGCCGGTAGATCGCCTGCATTCCTGCTTCCGAGCGCGCATAGACGGTCAGATAGTAGGAGCGCGGCATGTTCTTGCGCTTTTCGTCGCCCGTCGGCCGCCAGGTCGGATTGTCGGTGAGCCTGAGCCTGGTGCCGATGATCGGCTTCAGCTCGGCCTTCTTTGCGCGATTGGTGAAGTCGATCATGCCGGTGATCGACATGGTGTCGGTAAGCGCGACGACCTTCTCACCTGCCTCGACGGCCGCCTTGACCAGTTGCTCGACGGTCAGGATGGCCTCGCCGACAGAGAAGTCGGTGCGCGCAGCCAGGATGGAGTGCATATCAGGCTCCGGGAAGTTCGTGCCAGGTGTTGATGACGATGACCGTGCCGGCCGGGTGTTCCTTCTCGATCAGCTTGCGCAGCTTCACCACATCGTCGAAGGTCCGCGGTGCGCCCATGTGGTTGAAGCCGATGCTGGCTACACCCTGCTTGAAGTCGGACGAGTAGGAGTAGGAGACGTAAAGCTGCATCAGATCCTCCGCAGCGAAATCCTACCGTCCACATTGTCGACGGCACCAACATGGGTGAGCGCCTGGATTGCCATGCGCGCGTGAGCCTCGGCGGTGTTCTGCTGCCAGGCGAGCGCCTTGACGAACGCTGCCGCCAGAAGCTTTGCGTCGATCGGATCCTTCATGCGCAGCAGAAGGTGGCAGGCCACGCGCAGGAACTGGAACGAGTTGCTGAAAGGGTTCTCACCGCGCTTGAGCTTGCCCACGATGTCGAAGTCACCGCGATCGAGGCGCTCGATCAGGACGCGCGTTTTCTTCGGCAGAACGAGCAGCGCGGGATCGACGGTCTTTGCCGGCGCTTCCTTGACCTGCTTCTTCTGAGTGCGCGCTGCCGGAGCCTCGATGCCGTAACGCTCACGCAGCGCTGCAACAGCTTGAAGGTGAGCCGGCTCGCACAGCTCGGCGAACTTGCATGTGCCGCAGACCATATCATCCTTGCGGAAGGTCACCGCAGAGCCGAAACAGCCAGGCGAAAACTTCGGAATGTTGGTCATCAGAACCCCGGATCAGGCGAACTTTCTTGTGACGGCTTCGATTTCGCGCATGATCGCCGTGCGCTCCGTGCGGCTGGCGCCCATGAGATCGAAAACCATCCAGCTGGTGAGGCGGCGCGGAGCGGAGAACTGAACCCCGACTTCGCGCGCGACCTTTTGCTTCTCTTTGAACTTGTCCAGCTCCCGGACCAGCTCGATCGGCTGGTCGTGCAGGATCTGGACGAACTGACGTGCCCGAGGCGTCAGCCGGCGCATCACGCGCTCCTTGACGTCTTCCTCGATCAGCTTCGTGTCCTGACGCTCGGCCGTGTCAGGAACAGCCTCAGCGAGCGTTGCGCCGTCATCGTCACCCATCGGTGCTTCGAGCGAGAGCGCAACCGTTTCACCGTGCAGGCGCTCGAAGTTGTTCTGCACGTAGCGGTTGATGTGACGCACCATGCCGATGTGCAGGAAGGTCTTGAAGCTTGCGCCGCCCTTCTCGTCATAGGCTTCGCACGCCTTGCACCAGGCAATCCAAAGCTCCTGCTCGACGTCCTCAAGCGAGGTGGTCTTGCCGCCCAGTGCATGAATGCGCCGCAGAACTTTGTAGGCGAAGGCGCGGATCTGCGCCTTCGACTCCTTCGGGTCGCGGTATTTCACTTGCTGCATTACGGGAAGATCCGCTGGAGATACTGCTCGACGGTCTTGCGATCGATGCGCGAGAGGCGGTTACCGAAGGCAAGTTCAAGGCCCATCTTCCAGTTGCCGCCGAATGCGACACCCAGGCGAGCGGCGCAGATCAACTCACGCGGCGAGACGGTCGCGCTGATCTTGCCTTCACCGAAGGCCTTGCGAATGTCGTTGCCGAACCGGACGATCTTCGAAGCATCCGACTTGCTGATCCGCGTCTTGGCGCAAATCACGTTCTCCTCGAGCGCCGGCTCCATGTATTTGACTTCTTCGGTGATGCCGAAGCGCGAGTAGTTCGCCGCGTTCTGCACCAGCGTGCCTTGGTAGAGGCCAGTCTCGTCACCGCCGCCATTCGTGTTGCCGGTTGCGCAGAAGCGGAAGTTCGGATGCGGCTCGATCTTGCGGAACTCTGCCGGCGCTTCCTTGATCAGCAGCGGCTTGCCTTCGAGCACCGGCTGGTAGAGCGCGGTCACGGACGGCATGGCAAAGTCATACTCGTCGGCGCAGTAGACCCAGCCGTGGATCATCGCCATCGGCAGCGGCCCGAGCTGGAACTGCGTGGAGCCATCCTTGACGGTCCACTGTCCGAGAACGTCGGACTCTTGCATGTTGATGGTGTGCTGGTTGCGCAGGAACGGCCGGCGAGTGCGCGCAGCTGCCTGTTCGAGCACGGTCGTCTTACCAGTGCCGTGCATACCCCACAGATAGATCGGAATGTTGAGCTGCAAGCCCACCATGACCTTCTTGAGCAGGTCGATGTTGAACACATAGGCCTTATCGACCTCTGCCAGATAGTCGCGCGAGAGGTGGTCGTGACCGGTGAACACGGTGCAAGGGATTGGCTTGCCCATCGAGTTCATCGCCGCCGGCGCATTGCCGAGTTCGAAGACCTCATGGAACAGCTCGTTCTTGGCAACGAGCGAAGCTGCGCCAACGCTTTCAGTGACGAGCGCTGCCTGGGCACCTGCTGGTGCGGCCGCTGCCTGAGCCGCCTTCTTGGCAGCCAGCTCCTTCTCGCGCTTCTCCTTCATCGCCAGAGCCGTCGGCGACATGAGCGGAGCATCCGGATAATCGCGGATATAGTCCTCGATCGTGTAGTTCGGATGATGGTCGCGCAGGTGCGTCTGAATGATGTGGCAGCGAACACCATCGAGCTGGCAAACGATCTTGCCGTCATCAGGAGTCGCAACAGTGGCGGTGGCCGCCGACGCGTTGTCGGCGACGAGAGCAGTGTCCGTCATGTGAAATTCCCTCTTGTGTGCTAAGCGCTCGCGTCTGCGCTCTAGTAATGAAGAACTTACTTACATCGAGTTTGGGAGTCTATAGGGAAAGTAAGCCCATACTGACATTTTCTTACGTCAGAATGCGCTTCAACTCGCCCATGACGCTGCCCGGCAGGTCGTCGAGCTTGGTGATGACCACATGCTTGTCGTAGTAGCGCGCCACGGAGCGATCCATGATGCCGATGCCGACGGTCTCGATGCCCGTCTTGTTGAGGCGCTCGACCACCGTCTTGAGGTGAGGCCCGGAGCGCCAGGATCCGGCAGGCTGACCATCAGACAGCACGATCATCACCTTGCGCTTTTCAGGGCGTTTCATCAGGCGCATGGCAGCATATTCGAGGGACTCGCCGTCGATGTTGCCGTTCAGACCGCGCTGCGCGAACATCATGTAAGCGAACCTCGCCTTTACGCGCGCATCGAGCCGCTCATCGAAGTCCTTGTAGATCGGCATGTTGATCGGCTCGATCCGATCGTATCGCAGACCGGTCTTTGCCACTTCGTCCTGCATCGCTTCGAGGATCGAGTTGGGAATGCGCGAGAAGTTGCCGGTGGTGAAGCCGAGCACTTCGTAGCTGATCTTGACCCGTTCGAGCGTGACCGCCAGCGCGTAGGACGAAATCATGCCGAGCTTCATCTTGGCACCGCCCATAGAGCCGGAGTTGTCGCACAGAAGGGTCACTGCCGTGTCCTTCGACACATGCTCCTGCTTTTGCGTGAACACGCGCGGATCGCCCTGCATCACGCGATAGAGCGAAGGCGCATGTAGCTTGCCCTTCTTGTGACCAGGCGTGCGGATGACGTGCGACTGCGAGGCGAGCATCCGCTCAATGTCCTTCTGCAAGCGGCCGCTCGTCAGACGCACTTCCTCTTCCATCTTCGGCACCCAGGTCGAATCCATCTTGTCAGGCACGTTGACGGGCTCGATCCGGTCGAACTCGCGCGTGTAGACGAGGTATTCGGCAGGATCCATCGCTTCGACGGCTTCGTCGGAGATGAGGATCGCGATCTGCTTGCTCATGTCCGCTTCTTCGAAGGCATCGTCATCGAAGTCGAACAGGCTCTTACCTTCGTCGTTGCTGACGCCGCCACCAGGAGAGTTTTCGGTGTCGTCGCCGTTCATTTCACCAACGCCGCCACCGTCAGCACCTTCGGTGATCACTTCCGGTGCCTTCTTCTTTCCTTCCTCGTCGGAGTCACCGCCCTTGTCGCCGGACTTGCCGGGCGCTCCAGAGCCATCCTCACCGTTCTCATCATCGCCGCCTTCATCGGCGTCCTCAGACTCATCGTCTCCTTCGCCGCCGGAGCCTTCGCCCTCGTCGTCTCCGCCTTCTTCCTCGTCGCCGTCAGAGCCCTTGTCTTTGCCCTTGTCGTCGTCTTCCTCCTCGCCCTCGTCACCGGCGTCAGACTCGCCATCATCGTCGCCGGCATCACCGCCTTCGCCGTCCTCGTCTTCCTCGCCGTCGCGGGCGTCCTCGTCATCGCCCTTGTCGCCAGCGCCTTCCTCCTTCTCCTCGTCGGACTTGTCGTCCTTCTTCGACTTGTCCTTCTTGCCCTTCTTGTCCTTGGACGTGCCCTCCTCGCCTGACTCCTGGTGATCGCGCTCACCGTCGCCATCACCCTCGTCAGCCTTCTTCTCGGGCTTGTCCTTGCTCTTCTTCGAGGAGCTCGGGCTGCCGGAGCTGCTGTCGCTGTCCTGCCCCTCGTCATCGCAGTCGGACGGTGCCGACGGCATGGGTGGTGCCGGAGGCTGCGGCGGATAGAGAATTGCGTGGAGTTCTTCGGCAATCTCCAGCGTCTCGATCGTGGAGCGCGCCTTCTTGAGCTTCTGGAGGGTGTCAGGCTTCAAGCCTTCGACCACGCCCTTGACGAAGGGGTTCTTCCAGTAGCCGCCGTCATCCATGAAGTCCTGCATCTCCTGCTGACCAGCGAGCGCGCGCATGGTCGGCACGAGCAGGTAGATGAACGCTTCCTTGTCGTTCTTGGCTGTCTCGAGCGCCTTCTTGGTGATGCGCTCAAGGAAGTAGCGGCGCGTGTCCGACAGATTGCGGCTTGAGCCGGGGAAGTCCTCGACCATGCGCCGCTCAATCATCGTGTCCTCCACGATGTTGTGGGTGTTCATGAAGCGCTGCACTTCCGGCTTCTTCAAATCTGCCGCAGACGCACCGCGGCAGTAGTGGTTCCAGTCCGTGTAGAGGACATGAGCCACTTCGTGATCGATGAAGCCCTGGATCGCGCGGATGAAGTCCGGCGATGCGTTGTCCGAAATGTTCGGAATGTTGACCGACACTGGCTTCTTCGTGACCGGATCAGCATTCACGTAAGCCTGGCTGCCACGCTGCGTGACCTTGAGGCCACGACCAGCCAGCAGCGGCACCAGCTTCGTGATGACTTCGCGGAGCTCTACGATTTCACGGTTCATGTCTCTCTCGCGGATAACTAAGCGTTTACTTACGCTTTGAGATACAAAAAGCGCGCTTGGAGCTCAAAAGGAGAATAGAAGCATAGACCCGCCGAACGCAGGGACAATAACGTGGCAAGAGCCGTGTTTTTGATGCTTACCGGTATAAACGGTCACACCTTCAAGGTGGTTGATTGTCAGCTCCGTCATGTCCTGAGCAATCTCCAGTGCATCTTCATTGGACATAAACAGGACAGGTGCATTCTTCGTCATGTGGGCCATCATGCTTCTGGTTTAAGTAAGCGCTTCCTTATCAACAAGGACGCGTAAAAGTGCGCCGCCTCAGATATAACCTGGCGACGCATGGGGTGGATAAATTCGTCAGCTTTCTTCGGGTTCGATCTCCTCATTCGGCACGGCCCTGCGGCCGAACCTTGCCGCCTCGGCGAGTTGCTTACGAGCCGCTTCGACCGCCTGGTCTTTGCCAGTCTTTTCCATCTCGTCGGCTATCCGGCGCAGGGCGTCGGCTGTAAACTTGCCGCGCGGCACATGAACCCGAAACAGGTCCAGGAGTTCTGCCTCGTCTCTTGAAAGGGACGCCTCTGTGAGCGCCTGCTTCATCAGCTCAATGGTGTCCGACGAGTAGTGCTGTCTAAGCGCCATCTCGAACAACTCGGAAGCTGGAACTTTAAGCGCGCGCGCCATGCCGGCAACGCGCTCAAGTGGGAGCTTGCCGTCGCCGTTCTTGATGAATGAGAGCATATTGCGGTTCTTAAAGCCGACGATATCCGCAACCTCACGCTGTGTGAGGCCAAGCTGACTCATCCGTCCTTCGATGAACCGGCCGATTTCGTTGTCTTTCTCGGGGCGCCCCTGTGCTTCGCTCATATTCGTTCCTTAGCGTTCCTCTGAATGCGTTTTGTCGCTCTTAACCGCAAATCGCTTGCGCTGTGACTCACATATAGCGCTGCTCTTGTGGGAATGTAAATTAGCGCATACTTACTGGGCGCCGCTGAGTCGAACCCGCGCCGCTGCCTACAGCCGTGGCGTGCAACGATCGATGCGGTTGTGGTTAAAAATTTGTGGCTATCGACTTTCGAGGGAATCGGGCATCACTAGCGAGCGATCTGATTTTCGGATTCGGAACTATGACGAAGGACACCAGAGCACTTAACCCCGCACAGAGGTATCGGCTTAACCGTGAGGCAGCAGGAGAGGCACAGATCGTGGTCTGGCTTAACGAAAAACTCCGCAGCGACATGGACCAGTTTGTAGCGCAGGGTGGCTTTAAGAACCGGTCTGAGCTGGTCGCGCAGGCAGTGAACGCATTCTTGGAAGGAAGAAGGATGTAGGGCAAAGCAAAAGGCCCCGAGACGGCAATCCCAGGGCCTTTTCAAAATTCCTCTTCGAGATAATCACCCGCAAACCGAGATAACCAATCTCAAAGCGTCACCAAGGTGGTTATCCCGAATCAGAGGTGATTTGTCAACCGGTTGCTAGCGACCGGACTGGCGGAGCTTTGCCCCGATTTGGGGAAGCAAAATGAGGAAAGCGCAACATACCGGTTGGCGCTCGATGGCGGCGCTTGCGCCGTTACCAGTCGAGCCGAGTTCAGCCGACAAACAGGATCTTTTTGAGGCGGCGCGTCTGTGCGCCAAGGCGCTCAGCCTGAATACCGGCTGCCGCTACATTCTCGACCAGCTTTGCGCCGTCTATGGCGGTGAACTGATTGAGGGCCGGATGCTCGTCTGGCCGTCGAACGAATACCTGGTGGAGCGCACGGGCGTTCCCGAGCGCACGATCCGCTACGCCATTCGCCGGCTGATCGAGCTTGGCGTCATCACCACCAAGGACAGCCCGAACGGCAAGCGGTTTGCCCAGCGCTCACGGCAGGGCCAGATCATTCGTGCCTATGGCTTCGACCTTGGCCCGCTCGTCGCGCGCATGGAAGAGTGGCGTCAGATGGTGCAGGCGCAGGCCGAGCGCGAGCATGAGTGGAAGCTGGCCTTCGATGAACTGACGGTGCATCGCCGTTCGGCTCAGGAAGCGCTCAGGGCGCTTGCCGAGTATTTCCCGCAGGAAGACATCAGCGACCTGACGGCGCGAGCCCTCGAGCTTGCCAGACGCTCTCCCAGGCGCTCTGCCAAGGGATGCGCGGTTGAACCGTTCCGGTCGGAGTGGAAGCAGCTGCGTGAGGAAGCCGAGGGAAGATATTATGCCGCCTGTGGCGGCAAGAATGGCCGTCATGAAGACCATAACAAATATGCCCCTGACCAGTCTTGTAACAACGGCAATGAGTCTACTAGTGGGGCCGAACCGCCGAGTCTAACTGCGAACGCCGCGGATTTGATCCACACTTGCCCTGACGCAATGGAATTTTTCGGCGAAGTGCGCTCGGATCGGGAGTTGATTGCGGCCGCCGCGCGCATGAGAGGCGCATTTGGCGTGTCGCCGTCGGGCTGGGAGGAAGCTTGCGAGCGAATTGGGCACCTGCCCGCGGCGGCAACGCTCGTCTATGTGGTGCAGCTACAGGCACAGCCGACGCCCGGATCGGACCCGATCAAGAACGCCGGCGGCTATTTCAGGGCATTGGTGCGCCTGATCAGGGAGGGCAAGGTCAATCTTGCGGGCGAACTGCGCCGCTATGCGCAGCGCAGGCGCGAATGAGCTAGTGTTTGCGCTCGTAGGTGATCGCCGGACGCTTGTTGCGATACTCGCAGACCACGCGGATGGACTGAAAGTCCTTCGGCAGTCTGCCAGGCGCGGCCACCGCGGTAATCAGGCTGACCAGCTCGCGTAGCTCACGGTTGAGCTTTGCCTCGCGAAGCAGGCATTCGTTGCGCGTGACAGGAGAGGGGTCAATCAGACCCGCCACCTGAGTGCCGATGTAGATGACGAGGAAGAACTTCATGCTGCCTCGTTCGCCTCGAGCTCGCCCGCCTTGTCGTCGCGGAAGCGCAGGAAGCGCGGATGACGCAGCGACCCGTCAGGCGTCTCCTCGTGGTAGCGGATCTCGGCGAGGCGGCCGATGAGCTTGCCGTTGGTCAGCGGCTCGGTCGGCTGGACGAAGACGCCCTTGGGGCCGCAGTCGGGCAAAATGCGCAGCTCCTTTGCGTCAGCCTTCCAGAGCTCCCAAAGCTCCTCGCGCTGCTGGTCGGTGAAACCGCCACCAACGCTGACGTTCATGCCGTTCTCGCGCCGAACGATAATGCCGCCGAGACAGTGCTCATACTTGGTCATCGGCTCGCCCTGGAAGACGCCGACGATCGGAAGATCCTCGCTCTCCTCGGCCTTCATCTTGAGCCAGGAGTAGGACTTCTTCTTGTCGTAGAAGCCGTTCGGATCCTTGACCATTGCGCCTTCAAGCCCGCGCTCGCGGAACTTGTTGTAGTATTCGTAGGCCTCATCGACCGAGTTGATGATGTAGCGGGGCGTCTTGGTGATCTTGTCGCTCACAGCGTTTGCGACGAACTCCTCGACCAGCTTGCGCCGCTCCATATAGGGCTTGGCGAAGCTGCCCGGTGCGTTGAAGTCGGCATAGGACATGATGTCGAAGACGTGGAACGTCGCATCCAGCGCCTGCTCGTCCTTGCGCCTGAGCGCGCCCGTTTCATTGAAGTCGCCCGGCATCATCATTTCGCCGTCGACCATGAAATTCAGATCATCGCGAGCATAGCGCGTCAGATCGCCCGGACGAGTGCTGAGCGTAGACCGAAGCGTGTTGTTCTGGCTCACCTGCAGGGCGGCGAGCGCCGTTGCGATCATCGGCTCAACGAGGTGATCGGCCGCCGGCGCACGTTTGCCCGAGCGCGTGAAGAAGCCGCCGTGGCCGTCGCGGCACAGGAAGGTGAACCGGTAGCCGTCGAGCTTCGGCTCGATGATCTGCGGCCAGGTCTTGAGGCGCTTTTCCTCGAACTTCTGCGCGCGCATCACGGAGAAGACCGGGATCAGGCCAGGCATCGCCAGATTGATCGTGGACTCGGCAATGCCGCACTTGAGGTCTTTCATCAGGATGCGCAGCAGGAGGGTGCGCGAATAGTCGTTGAGCGCGGCGAGAACCTCATGGACCTCGCGCTCGGCCGCCTTGCCGGCGAGCCGTCGCGTTGCGAGCTTCGTCAAGAGCGGCTCGATCGTCGGAGTGGTGAAGGCGATGTCCATGCCATTGCCTTCAGGCATCGCCTTCACGTTGATGCCATAGGTGATGTTGGGGTCGTATGCCCATTTGAGGGCGAAGCGCCCGACCTCGAACTTGGCAAGCTCGCAGGTCAGACGCTCCTTCTCCGATCGCGACGAAGTTGCCGCGATCTGGTCAATGAGCATCATTACGTCGAAGGCGCTCATGGTCACTCCTACAGAGACACAGCAGCAGCAAGGTCGCCGGTCGCAGCTGCCTGGTTGATGTTGTCGTTGCTGGATTTCGGCGCAGGCTTGGCAGCCTTCGCAGTCGACTTCGATGCAGAGCGCGTGGTCGTCGTCGGACGCGAGTAGTTGTAATCGAACTCGCCCTTCGGAGCCGTCGCGATCGCCTTCTCGATGCGCTCACGCGAACTGTTAATGAGCGCGCGCTCGCCATCGGGCACGCCATACTTGCTCATGGTCGCCTCAAGCACGACGACCGGAGCGATCCGCTCAAGCACGTCACGGCGCAGCTTGCCGACAGTCGGCGTCTCGGAGCAGTGATCGTCAGGCGCAACGCCGCCGCCAAAGCTGATGCGACGAATGACTTCCGCAGCCGGACACTTGCTGGAGGCGATGCACGCCTGGCAGCCTTTGCGCACTGGCGGGCGGCCGCCGACATAGACAATATCGCGCAGCTTCGCGCAGGCGCTGAAACGGGTCTCGGCGCCGAAGATCGGGCAGACGAACTTGAACTGGTTCGCTTTCGATAGGGTCAGGTAGTGGCGCATCAGAACATTCCAAATTCAGGGATGGATTCGTAGTGGTTGCGCTCGACCGCGAGCCGCTCTGCCTCCTGCCGGCGCACCATTTCCTCGTATTCTTCCTGGGAGATGCCGCGCGCCGTCGGCTGACGAACCTTGCGCAAGGTGTCCTCATCGAGCGTCGGCTCGTCAGGCTCGTGCATACGCGAGGTGTCGTAGGTCGGGTCGAGGTGGTTGATGGTCTTGGGGCCAAGCTTGGAGAACACCGGCAGGGTGATTGCCGAGACCAGATCGTTTTGCGTCTTGGCCTCGCGCTCGACCGACAGGCCAGCTGCGGAGTAGCCCTTGCGCCGGCGCTCATCGATCAGGCTTTCAAAAGCCTCCATTGCCGACGAGACGGTGTTGTAGTGCTCGGCCTTCAGCTGGCCGAACTGGCCGACTCTGCCCCACCGGCGAACGATGACGCATTTACCAGTCACCGTTCGGATCAGCATGAGGTGGTATGATTTCGTCCCGCCCGAATGGTTGAACGATTGGGCAGTGACTTTGATAGGATATTCAGCCACTTAGTTGATCCTCAGCTCTGCACTTGCTTCAGTTATAGCGAGACGCGCATTGGAAGCGCGTGGATTAAGTTAATTCTTACTTACAACCCGAGACGCGCGCGTTCCCGCTCGCTGTAGGGGTTACGCATCCGCCATTTCAGATCGAGCGCAGAGCTCCACGGCTCAGCCTTGTAGAAGGCCGCACGCACAACGCCCGGGGTGACTTCATTGGGGTCTTTCTCGTAGGGCAGCAGCGCGATCCGCGCCGTCAGGCCAATGCCGGCCAGAAGCTTTGCTGCATCGAGCGCGGCCACCAGCGCCTTTTCCTCGCCGTCCCACATGAGCGTGACGAACTTGACCCCGCGCGCCTTTAGCTGGACGAACCGGCCAAGCTGGTCGTCGCCTTGCGTCGAGCCGTAAGACAGATGCTTGCCAAACGATCCAATCGGCACGACGTGCCGCAGCTGTGCGTCCTCATCGAACGCCACCTTGATCGCTGCAACGTCGAACGCACCTTCACCCATCACAACGTGATCCGTCGCAATGACGTTCTGACCGTTGAACAGGTAGCGGCCAGTGCCGGGCAGCTCCTTCGGGAAAAGGTATTTCGACTTGCTGGTGCCGGTGATGTCTCTGCCCTGGAACGTCTTGAGCGTTCCATCGAGGTCATAGACGGGGATGATGATGCGATCGGCGAAATTCTGGTTCTGCCAGTTGCCTTCCTCGTCCCGGTAGCGCCACCAGCCGAACTGACACCAGCGCAGCTTGAAATACTCGGCGATCTCGCCCGAAAAGCCGCGCTGCTCGAGATAGGCGAGGTTCGAACCGTCCTCGAGGGGCAGGGGATCGGATACCGGAAGCTGAATGTCACCATGATCGACGGCAACGACAGCCTTTCGCTTCGGCCGCCAGCCTTGATCGCGCAGGATCGCTTCAATCTCGACCCACGTATCGCGCCAGCTCTGGTGGTCATAGTAGGCGTGGATGAAGCTCGCCTTGTTGAAGCCGCGCGAGCACACGAAGCAGTTTCCGCGGCCGGTATCGACGCCGAAATAAGTGCGCCAGCGAGCGTCGTGACAGAACGGGCAGGTGCGAATGTTCAGCTGCACGCCGTTGACGCCGCGCGTGACCTTGAACGAGACGGACTCCCGCTCGAGGAAGAACTCCAGATCAAGCTCTTCCTCAACCTGTTCGAACGTGATGCGAGCCATCAGACTTTGCCCAGGATTTTGGTCAAAAACTTCATCTTTTGGCGATCCTGCTTGATGCGCAGGGAGAAGCCATCTTCGGTGTTACGCGACAGCAGCCAGGTCAGACGCGCCTCATTGGCCTTCTTCTCAGCCTCAGTCGCATTGATGCCGATGAGGATGTCGACCGTGCGTGCCTTGTTCCAGTCATCGCCGACGTCGGTTGCCTTGGCCGTCGCGGCCTTTGCGCCTTCACGGTTCGTCTGCGTGGCAGTCAGCATCGCGACATTGTGCTCGAAGGCGAGCGCGCGAAGGTCCACGTAGATCGTGCGCAGGTTCTCCTGGAGCGAGTCCGAGCGATACTCCGCGGCCATGATGTCGGCGTAGTCGACAATGATCAGGTCGAAGATGATGCCCTTGGCGCGATAGCTTTCGATCAGCCGGTTGAGCGCCGACGGCTTGAAGGTGCCGGACGCGAACTCGCGAATGTGAAAGCGGCCAGTGTTCTTGGCTGCCAGCGCCTTGATCGCGCGATCGACCGCCGCGTGATCCTTGATAAGCTCACGCATGAGCGTGTCGGCGTTTGCCGCGTCGAGACGATCGGCGATGATCTTCTTGCCGACTTCGAGCGTGATGTAGAGGACATTGTAGCCGGCGAGCGAGGCATTGCGGCCGAAGTCACCAAGGGACATCGACTTACCGGCCTTCGCAGCGCCCATGATGCACGAAAGCTCCTTGCGACCCCATCCGAGGTGGTAGAGGTGCGCATCGATGCCCGAATATCCGGTCGTGATGCCGTCGCGCACGACCTTGCCGTCGTCGTAGTCCTTACGCTCCTTGGTTCGGTTCTCGATTTCCGCCCAGTAGTCGTAGTCCTCATCGTCGACCAGGAGCCCGACAGAGGTCGCCTTCTTCATAATCTCGGCGATCTTGTCGAACTGACCTTTGTCGAGGAGCGGCAGGGACTCGATCATTGCCTGCTCGATCGCCTGACGCTTTGCGAAGGTGACCACCTTGTCGACCACATAATCGGGGTTCGACAGGTCGGCCGACACGGCTTCCTTGATGAAGTCGCGAACCTCGCCGATCTGGTCGGTGCGAATACGCTTGGCCGTGATCTCGTCCTTGAGGACGGTCGGCAGAATGCGCAGATCCGGGATCGTCTTGTAGACCTGAAGGTGGTTCTGCACGACGCGAACCATCGTGCCGACAGCCTGCTCGGTGAAATACTCCGGCTTGATCAGATCTTTGGTTTTGATCGCGAATTGCGAGTCCCGCAGGAACAGCGAAGCGATTTTGCGCTGAAATGCAGGGTCGAACTCGAATTGCGCTTCCGTCTCAGACATGACGTTTCCTAAGTATGCGCTTACTTACACTATAAGACGCGAAAAATGCGCGCTATGACGTATAGCGCGCTCTCGCTTGGGTTATTGCAGGAAGTAGTCGACCTGCTCAAACAAGTCGGGATCGACGCGCGAGCGAACCTTCTCGTAAGGGAGCTGGTCGTTCCTGATGAAATCCGCAAGGTGCTCGGCCGTTGCCTGGCGCTTCTCGGCCTGGACAAACAGCCACTCGTGGTAGTCGTCCTGGTGGCGCGCACCCTCGTAGTTCTGGACGAGGTATGCGGAGTGCTCAGCCGTGTAGATCCGGGTTTCCTTCAGCTCTTCCCAGCGAGCGATGATCTTCTCGACATCCTCTTCGCGATAGAGGTGATAGGGCTGCGGCATGAAATTCTGCTTCCAGTGCCGCATCCGGAACGTGAAGGCGAGCTCCACATAGACCTCGTAGGGCATACACAGATAGTCTGCGATCTGCCGGCCACGCCAGCACCCGACGAAGTAGCGGCGCTGCTTCATGTCGTTCTTGAACCGGAGCGCAGCCAGCATTCTCTCGAAATTGAGCGCGACGATATATTGCGCCCGTTCATAGTCGAACTCGCGGGCGTAAATGTCACGGAAGACCTTGTTGTAGGCCTCCACATAGGCACCGGTGGCCTGAAGCGGCGTCATGTGCCGGTAGTCGAACCATTTCGAAGTGAAGAGGCCGAGCTCCCTGTCGACGATCTCCCGATCCAAGAACTGGCAGTAGTAGTCGTTCTCCAGGGTGTCGGTTCGCTCAGCCTCCAAAGCAGTAGAGAATGCGGTGATGATGCTGGTCATGCGCTAACTTTCGTTGATAGCGAACATATAACGAGCGCACATCGGAGTGCGCTCTTTATCCCTCAAACGCTTCAACGATCGCCTGGCAGATGCCAGAGCGCACAATGTCACCACGACCAAACCGGACGGTCTGAATGCCGTCGATATGCTCCAGCTTCTTCTGCACGGTGATGAGGCCAGACTTGCCCGCCGGCAGGTCGCTTTGCTTCGGATCGCCATTGAGGATGAACTTTGCATTCTCACCAATGCGCGACAGGAGCATCTTGAACTGCCCTTCGGTCGCATTCTGCATTTCGTCGGCGATCAGCCAGGCGTCCTTGATGGTCGCGCCGCGCAGAAGGGCCAGCGGACGAGCTTCGATCTTGCCTTCCTTGATCAGATACTCCGCGTAGCCCCGGCCAAAATACTCCTCGAAGGCATCGCGCACGGGCCGGAAGTAGGGCTCGTATTTCTCCTCGAGCTCGCCCGGCAGATAGCCGAGGGACTCGCCGGCTTCAACGGCGGGGCGCGTGACGATGATCTTCTTGATCTCCTTCATGTCGAGCGCCTCAGCAGCTCGCATGGCGGCAAACCAGGTCTTGCCGGTGCCGGCCGGACCAATGCCGAAGACGACATCGGCGGTATGGATTGCTGCGTCATAGGCACGCTGCGCGGCCGTCAGCGGCCGGACAGGTTCGACTCTTGCCTTGCGAGGGGCGAAGGGAGCCTGGTCCCTCTGGAACTGGTCAAGAATCTGGCGCTTCTCAGCGGCGAGCGCACGCTTCTCGCGGCGCTTCTGACGGGCGAGGGACTTGGAGGGCTTGGGCATTTCGGGAACTCCGGAAGGGAGGGGTATTCACTTGGACCCAATCTACCCGAAATGCCGAAAGGAAGTAAGTGCTGACTTACTTATTATTACGTGTTGGCAGTTCCGCCGAGCAAACTACCCGATCCCGAGTAGGACACACGGTTGTAGCCGTTGATTGCCTTACCAGCGGCACCACCGGCCGTGCCTGCCGCGCCAGCGCCAGCGTTGCCCGATGCGCCGGTCGCGCCGGTAGCACCTGCGTTACCATAGGCACCGCCGTTGCCGCCCTTGCCGCCCGCACCAGCGTTCGTGCCGCCTGCCGCACCGTTTGCACCGGCTGCTGCTGCGCCGTCCCAGCCTTGGCCGCGACCGCCGTTGCCTCCAGCCCCTCCGGACGAGGTCGTGGTGATAGTGCGGGTGCGAAAGACGGCGTATCTGAAGGCAGGAAACGGTTGGTTCGGGAGGGTGCCGGGGGGTAGCGTCGCAACGAGAGTGCTACGGTGGTAGGTCCACTCGCCGACCGTAATCTGCGTCACACCAGTGCCAAACGACCCCGCCAGAAGTGCCCCATCCCAACGGAGCTCCGAGGACGATAGCACAGTCCACATAGCCTGGCCTGCCGCGGTTCCGTAGGGGTAGTCCCCTGACGGCGGCACCCGCTCCGAGATATTGAACGTTCCCGTTCCCCCGTTGCCGCCTTTACCGCCGCCGCCGCCACCGCCTCGGATGACACCGTTGTTGATGAGGGTGATGCCTGTCGCGGTGGTGATGTTGAGTGCGTTTCCGCCGACACCGCTGTTTGCTGCGCCGCCGAAACCGTTGATGCTACCCGCCGACGTAACCTCGATGGTGAGCCCAGCACCAAAGGCGCTGTTGATGACGAGAGGCCCGACCGCTTGGTTGACGATCAATCGTTTCTTTTTCGTGGTCGACGCCCACAGACCGGCCTCTGCGTTATTGAAGATGTCCGCGATGTTGGTGGCGAACGAGTTAGACGGCGCGTAGAGGACCGTCTCAGCGGCTTTGCCGTAGAAATCCGAGAAACTGATCGCGCCCGACGGACGCCCAGCCAGAGCGCGGACTGCGGAATCGTTCAGGTTGAACGCCGCGTTGGCCGCTCGCCCCAGCTCCGTATTGATCATTGCGGCCGTAATGGTGCCGGAAGTGGGAAGTGCCATTACGCTGCCCTCTTCATCTCGTCGACCTCAGCCTTCAGCTCCTTAATCGCTTCGATCAGGACGCCGACGATGTTGCCGTAGGTGACTGCAAGGGTCTTCATCTCGTCGTCAGCCTCAATGACGACTTCAGGCAGCACCTTCTGCATTTCCTGAGCGATGACACCAACCTGACGCTTGCCATCTCGGGTGTAGCGGACACCGCGCATCTGCGAGACGAGACTGAGGCCGTCCTCGATCGTTTCAACATTCGTCTTGAGACGAGCATCGGAATAGGCACCAAGGTTTCCGCTAGCGGTCACGCTGGTCGCAGAGATGTTCAGGACGCCGCCACCATTGGTGCCGTTACCGTTGCTCGCAACGATCCGGACGTCGTAGTCGATGGCGGTCGCGCCGCAGTGGAAGTCGATGTAGGGCGTGTTCGCGCCGGACTGACCGCCAAGCTCAATAGCGCCAATACCCCCGGTGGTGGCCTCCCTCACCGTGAGGACACCTTTGATCACCGCGTCGTCGTTAGTTACCTTCTGGTCAAGCGCCGTCTGGAGGTTCGTGATGTCCGAAATCGCGTGGGTATGTGTCTTGGCAGCGGCCTGAGCTGCGATGGCCTGGGCAACACGCTGAGCCGTCCAGGCGCGGGTCGTAGTTGCCGTGCCTGCTTCTGCTTCCGCCTGCGAGACGGTCGACAGATTGCCGGTAGCGCCGAGAACACGGTTCGTGCCGTTGCAGCGGACATAGAGCGCGCTGCCATTGATCCACATGTCACCGTCCGCGAGCGTGCTCGGGTTGAGCGCGGCCTGACCGATGTTGATGCCGGCACCAGCCGAGGTTGCGGCCGCGAACGTCGCCTTGCCGTCAACCTTCAGGGTGCCCTTCGTGTTGACATTGCCGGTATGGGCCTGGACGCGGAACGTAGCATTGGCAGAGTCACGAATGTCCCAGCTATTGCCGATCGCGAAATAGCCCTGATCGCCCTGACCGATGAAAACCGGATACGAGCCGGTCGTCTTGAACTCCATGACGGCGCGCGTCGCGTAGTTGGTGTTCTCGACAACGAGAGGCGGCAGCTCGTCGTTACCCTGACGCTTCATCGTGAGGGTGCCAGTGGTGCCCCCGATCGGCATCGCGAACTCGCTGAAGTTGAGCGAGTCGAGGATGCGCGCCCATTCAGTCCAGGTCGCCGTGGAGCTTGCCGAGGCATCGTCGATACGCCAGACAAGGCCGGTGTGACCCATATTGGTGATCTGCGTGCATTGGCCGTTCGACGCCCAGCTCAGACCAAGCGCGTCATAGCTCGAACCAAAGCCGGTCGGTGCGCCCGTCGCAGTGTCGGCGAAGGCGAAGAACTTGATGCCCTTGCCGCGCAACGCATCGAGGTCAGTGATGGTCGGAACCGCCGTATCAGTGAAACTGCCCTTCAGCGCATCCTGAAGACCGGTCACATCGCCGATTGCATGAGTGTGCGAGGTGTTTGCCTTGCCGGCAATTTCCGTCTGAACGAACGCCGTAGTTGCAATCTGCGTCGTATTGGTGCCGGCGGCGGCGGTCGGAGCAGTCGGCGTGCCGGTCAGAGCCGGAGACGCGGTATTGGCCTTGCTCGAAATGGCCGTCTGCACGAACGCCGTCGTTGCGATACGGGTCGTATTGTTGCCGGCCGACTGAGTGGGGGCAGTCGGGTTGCCGGTGAACGCCGGCGAGGCAAGCGGTGCCTTGGCGGCAAGTGCATCCTCGAGGCCGCTCACGTCCGACATCGGGTGCGTGTGCGTCTCACCGGCCAGCGCATCCGTGATGCCGTATCCAGCAAGCGTCGTCGGCTTGCCGGTGATGTCGGCGAAGGCGTGCGAGTGTGCCTTTCCAGCGTAGAGCGTGTCAAAGTGGGTCTTGAGCGTCGCCTTGATGTTCGACCAGGACAGCTTCTTCAGGGCGTTCGAGGCCGCGCTATCGATCAGCGCAACAGTATCAGCATCGACAGGGGTCGTCTTGGCCGTCGATCCGTGAATAGACGAGCCCACATTCTGCGCGTCAGTCACGTCAGCGTTTGCTTCGATCCCGTCGAGCTTGCTCTTGTCGGTCGACGACATGAAGCCATGGGCCGAGGTCGTGGCATTTGCGTGGGTGTGCGAAGCGTCCGCCTTGCCGGCGATCGCGTTAACGGCTGCGGTGATCTGGGCCTGAAGCTTGCCAAAGGCGCTCAGAACCGTGTCGCCTGCCGCAATCGCGGCGTTCGTCGCGGTCGAGAGGCCGGACAGGGCCGTCGAGCGAACACGTCCATAGGTAAAATAGAGGTTGTTCGGACCTTCCGGCACAGCGTCGGTCGAGCCAGGCGACGCAACGATCGGCGCATAGCTCGAGCCGGTCCAGCGGAACTGCGAGGACGTCACACCGCCCGAGGTGTAGGGCGTGACGAGCACGTAGATCTTGCCGCTCTCGCCGGTCGTCGGCAAGCTCTCATAGTCTTCCACTTCCAGAACGTCATCGACGTAGCTCGGAAGCTGCGCGGCGGGAACCTTGCCCAGCTCATCGAGGGTTGCCACGCCGCCCGGAACGCCGAGCTGCGAAGCATTCACCTTGCCGTTGAGTTCGGACTGAAGGTTGGTGATCTTCGAGATTGCCAGGTCCGGAATACGAGCAGCATTGAGCGTGCCCGAGTTGATTTCGCTGGCCGAATGTTCGTGCGCGGTCGGCGGGAAGGCCGACGGCTTGTCGGTGACGCCCTCCCAGGCAACGCTGTCAGCAACATCGGCGCGCTCAACGATACCGTCTTCATCCGGGTCATAGGTCAACATTTCCATGTCGCCCGAGCCAGCGCCGGCTGTGCCGCGAACGTCGGTCGCATCGTTGATGTCGGTGACGTAGCCGGTCGGACCGAGATACATGCCGGTTGCCGGCTTTGCGCCCGAGCCGCCGATCCAATCGATGATCTGCTGCACGCGGCTCTCGCCATGCGAAAGCAACGCAATGACCGGCGTCCATGCGTTGTTGCCGGTCGGGCCAACAAGGTCGGTGATTGCAACGACATTCTGCCAGGCGCCTTCGCCGAGGCGCCACTGAATGTGCGTAGAGGTCTTGCGGATTTCGATTTCTTCGCCCGGATCGCCCTTGATGTCGGTCAGTTCGACAAAGTTTGTCCAGGCACCGGTTCCGCGGCGCCATTGCAAGTAGTCGCCGCTGCGACGAATTTCGATTTCCTCGGCGTCCTCGCCCTTCAGCTCGATGAGTTCGACGAGGTTGTTCCAGACGTCACCAACGCGCCGCCACTGAATGTGCGTGGTCGTCTTCTGAAGTTCGAGCTCCTTGGCGTCCTGGCCCTTGATGTCAGCCTTGGAAACGAGGTTGTTCCACGTCGTGGCGCCAACCGGACGCCACTGGAGATAGGTGCCATTGTCACGCATCTCGAGGGTCGCGCCAGTGTCGCCCTTATCGCCCTTGTCGCCCTTGATGTCCGCAAGCGGCACCATGACGGTCCAGGTCGTCTCACCCTGAATGCGCCATTCGATGTTTGCGCCGTTGCGCCGGACCTCGATCGGCTTGCCGTGAAGGGACGCAAGCCAGGCCGACACAGTGCCGACAAAGCCGTTCTGAACAGCGACCGTGTAGGCGCTGTCACCCTGATCACCCTTGTCGCCCTTGTCGCCCTTGTCACCCTTCACATCGTTGAGCGGGAACAGAGCAGCCCAGGTGCTGTCTCCCTGAATGCGCCACTCAACGTCGGTGCCATTGCGGCGCATCTCGACCGGCCTGCCATTGAGCGAGTCCAGCCACTGCGAAACAGTTCCGCTGAAGCCATTCTGCACGGCAACCGTATAGGCGCTGTCGCCAGGGTCGCCTTTATCACCCTTGTCACCTTTGAGGCCCGGGACACCTTGCGTGCCTTCCTTCGAAAGCACCAGATGCACGTCCTTGTTGTGACGCTGCACAACCTTGATGTCGTCGGCGAAATTAAGGACTACTTCTTCGGACATTAGGGTCTCGTAATTGTGCGCTTGACCGGGACTTCGAGGTCAAATCCCAGGTGGATCGGGGTGCTGGTATCGACGCGCAGCACGTCCATTACGACAGTGCCCGCCTGCCAGCTGGCGCTGACGGTGGCGGGAATGATCAGCTCGATGGTCTTGGAGTTCATACGCGTGATGGTGCCGTCCTCAGTGGAGAGAGCGGCCTTCAAAGGACCATCTGCGTGATCGCGAATGTGCGCGAGGAAATGGGCGTTAGAGGGAAACTCCTCCAGAGCGGCCGAATTGATCGTGATTTTCAGCCGCCAGTCACAGCCGGTCTGGATCGCCTTTCCCTGTAGATACTGGGAATAGCTCACTCGTCACCACCCTGTTCAGGACCGCCTTCGGGCAGCGCCGGCAGGACGTAGACTTCCGACTTGAAGGTCTTGGTGAACTCGCCATCGGAAACGGTGAGCTCGGCCCATGCCTGCGTGCCTTCGGCAAAGTCGGTGACGGCCGGAAGCTCGGCAATATCCCACACATCCGGCTCTTCAGCGTCCGGCGCCAGGGCAAAGAAGCTCGAGGAGATGGTCGCGTTGACCGCGTGGACCTGCGGGAAGATCACGTTCCACTCATAGTCGGTGCCCGACCAGGTGACGTAGACGCGGAAGTCGCCCTCAATGCTGATCGGCTGATGGCGGAACAGCGTCGAGGCGCGCGGGTTCTCATGCGCAAAATAGAAGTGGCTGTTCTCATACTTGCCCGGCTGCGCGTAGCGCTCGCCCGGCAGGAGAATACGGGTGCGGCCGCGCATCATCTGCGGCGTGACATCGGCAATCTCTTCGCCGCGGACAGTCCACCAGATCGGATCGGGACCAAGATTCACGATCTCGCAGTCGTGGGTCTCAGGGCTGGCACCAAAGTCGAGTTGAGCCGTTCCCAGCGGCGAGAACTCGTCCAGTTCCAGCAGCTGCGTGTTGGAAGGGTCGTCCTGATCGGTCGAGTCCGGATCAAAGGAACAGAGATAGACCTTCGCGCCCATAATTGACCTCGTAGGGAAGTAAATGCTTACTTACCTTCTAACACGCCATTTACCGTGTTGCAAGGTAACGAGGGTGCGCGCGCCGTTCGGATACTGGACGATGTTTGTTACCGCCCATCCGCTGGGGCCTTTGTTGTAGCCCATCTGGAGCTGCTGCGTGCCCGCCACGTAGACGCCATCGAGGATCTCCGGCGAGTGCTTGTCGCCGATGCTCATCTTGCAGCCGAGCGCCGCAAAGCCTGCAACCGTTCCTTTCGCGCCGTTCGCGCCGCGGAAACCGTGATTGCCGTGCTCGATTCCATTGACGAGGTGAGACTGGCCGTCATGCACCCAGGTGACCGGCAGCTCGATCGGATCAAGCGCGTCACGGATCGCCCATTCGAGCAGGGAGAAGGTCGGCACGTTGTGACCCTTCTCCAGAGCTTCAGCTGCCCGCCGGCGGTAGTCGATATAGGCCGCCTCGAGCTTCAAGCCGTAGGGCAGGTTGATGCCGTCGTTCCGGTAGCGGCCCTCGCGCACGTAGCGCTCAAGGGCAAGGTCGTGGTTGGAGTCGACAACAACGATCTGCGTGTCGTCATAGGCGAGCGTCAGGCCGTAGAGAAAATCCGCGGACCAGAAGACTTCCTGCTCCACACTGTCGCGCTTGCGATAGGCCATTTCGAAGGAATAGGCCGCGTCGTGGATGTGGTGGTGATTGCGCGCCTCGTGGTCGTGGATGTCGTGCAGGAACACCTTCGCAGGCTTCAGGGTCTCGAGCATCGAGCCTTCATAGTGATAGCGCTGCGGATCGTGCGGCATGATGCCAAAGGAGGCCACGCAGTTCTTGGGGTCTGCCTTGGCAATGTGCAGGTCGCCATAAACGATCGCCTCGACGCCATCATGGAAGCGGAAGTCGTCGCCGCTGACGTAAATGTCGAGGTCGTAGAAGGAGCCATCTTCCTGCGCCACGATCTGCCGGCAGAAGACATCGCCTTCGTCGTCAAATTCGACGATGGTGGCACCGATCACCTGATGGAAGATGGACTTCACACCGGCCTTGCGCGGGATGATCTTCGGCCTGGTCACAGAGCCGGTCGTCATGACCTGGTGCGCCTGCCGGTTCGGGTCGGTCGAGGGCACGGATTTGAGCTGGATCATCGGGTGCGGGAACACTGCCCAGCGGCCGCGCGAATAGGTCGTCAGGTCCGAAATCGGCCGGCGCGCGGTCGGCAGGGTGTTCATTTCGCCGGCGAAAATGAACGAGTCACCAATCTCCATCTGCCCAAAGCAGAGATAGTCGCTGATTTCCGGAGCATAGGAGCGGCTGAGCGGGTTGTTCTCGCTCCACCACTGCGTCTCGTAGGTGAGGGGGCCGATCACGATGTCGGCGTCGAGGACGTTGGCGTAGGTTTGCAGCGAGCGCCAGAAGCCTTCGTGAACCTCCGCGTCGTTCTGCGCCGACGTAAAGAGGAAGGTGCGGCCGCGAGGATCCTCAACGCCTTCCACCCGGAGCGTGTCAGACAGCCAGGTGCGCGGCGTGCCTTCCTTCTCCTTCGGCTGACCAGTGATCCGGTCATAGACCGTCTGCACAAAGCTTTCGACAACGAGCGCTTCAGGATTGACGACAGGGTATCTGGATCGCGTCAAAATCGAACGCACAGCGTCCCTGAGCGCGTCCGCGCGCTTCTGAGCATGATCGTGTGCAGAAAGCTGTTCGGTCGCGTCCCTTGAGCTTGTAACGACGCGGCTGATGAGTTCCGGAACATCTTCACCGCGACGCTTTCTCCCGCGCAGGATCGCTGCTTTGTTCCGGACGGTCTGATAGGAATATCCTAGATGAAGTCCTACGTCTGCAAGAGTAGGGAAACGTTCCCGGTCGTTGTAGACTTCAGCGAAGGCAAGCCATTCTTCAGGAGCGTTCATTTCCCCTGCCTTCGATAACTATATAATTATATACATTCATCAGAAGAATATTCTTATTTGTTATCACCGGAGCTTCGTTTCCCCTTCCTCAGCTTCAAGGTGTTCCTGAAGATGGTCGTAGTAGTCGACTACAGTCTGAAGGTTCGTCCGGCACTGAATGAGCGCTGCTCTGTCCCGGGACCAATAACGCTCAACCTTCGCCTGAGACATGAAGCCAGCCGGAAGCTCCTGCGGCGCCGGGCACTCGCGAACCTCTTCCGGAATGTCAGGCAGAATGATCGGTGCCTCAGCGGACGGACGAAATGCGGCGCACGCTGTTAGGAGAAATGCCAAGCCGCTCGGCATCAGGATCCTGGTCAGCTTCAGCATCGATTTCGGCGATCGCATCTTCGAGCCTCTTATTCTCTTCACGTAGTTTCACGATGTCGGCCATGAGCTTCTGGCGCGCGGACTCGATGGCGGCCTCGTTGGCCTTGCGCAGTGCTTCCTTTTCGGCCTCATAGACGGCCGCTGCGGCTTCCCAGCCGCGCTTGTAGATGGTGTGGCAAACCCACCAGCTAGCGATCACGGCAAGGAGCGCGGCGGCAATGGTGAGGCCCGCCCGGACAGGCGGCGGTAGCAGATCAGCGAGCTTCATCAGCTTCTCCCTGAAGAACCTGGCGTCCGGCCTCGAGGAGCTTGCGGAAGTCAGCGTGACCGACACCGACATAGGCCGAGTAGAGGACGCCAATCAGGCCCATGCCGGCGGCCGCCACAGCTTCCGCCTGGCCCATGTAGATGGCGAAGAAGACGGCAACCCACGCGAGCGCGCCATTGATGACGAGCATCGACTTGGAGAACCGGCGGGTGCTCTTCTTCGGCACGCTCATCACATGGCCGCCTTTACGAGCTGGCGCAGATAGTCACCGACGGGCTTGGCACCCTTCAGCTCCGGCTTGAAGACGAGCCGGGTGTAGTCCCACTTGCCAGCCTGCTTGATGCCGAGGTTCGGCTGAACTTCAGCGTGCGTCAGGATGGTCTGGTCGGTGACCGGGATCTTGTATCGCTTGGCGAGATCGGCGATTACCTCAGCGAGCTTGCGGAACTGGCGTTCGCTGATCGGGAACCTGCCGGGGTTAAACGGGCTCTCGGTCGCGCCTGCCATTCCGCAAGCCGACACGCCGATCGAATAGGAATTGCAGTTGCGCGTGTGCGCGGCATACCTGCCCTCGCGCAGTGGCGGGACATTGGCGGTGATCGGCATCTGGCCGCGAACGACGTTGCCGTCACCTTCAACGATGATGTGATAGTGCTCCCTGTCGAGAGCCGATGCGATGTGAGAGCCGGCGGTCCAGTGAACCACGATGCGCTTCATGGGCGCATCCGGCATCCACGATGCAGGAACAGCGGGCATTACTTTTTACCTCCAGCGTCAACTCGGTCGATGACCGTTGTCAGTCGCTCTACGGCGATGCGGAGGTTGCCGGTCTCGGTGGAAAGGCGATCGGTCGAGCGCTCAATGCGCGTGGTCGCCTCCTTCAAGCCCTGGATCGCCTGATCCTGCTCGAAGTTCTTCAGCTCAATAGCCTTGAAATAGGAGACGGCATTCCATCCAAGGGTGACTGCCGCAGCCAGAGAAAGAGCGAAGCCGACCTTGGCCGGCGTAATCGTCATCTGAGGTGTGTCAGCCATGATCGTTGCTCCCGTGGTAAGTAACCTCCTACTTACCACGGTGCTAAAATGAAGGCAATTACGCGTTGAACTGGAGCACGACGAAGGCGAGGCCGATCACGGAAAGGATCGCCAGAACGGCCAGCCAGAAGCTGTTGTGCTTCCGCTTTCGGTTCTCTTCAGCCAGGATTTCCTGGTAGCGCGCTTCCATCTCCGCCGGCGTGAGATAGGAGGGCAGGCAGTAGCCCCGGTATTCGACCTCGCCCGTAATGCACTGGGCCATGTTCATTCTCCCTGGTTCTTCGCTGCGATCTTGGCTTCAAGGGCATCGGCGCAGCGGTCAAAGATGTCCCTGTCATTGATGAGGCGCAGGATGATGCGCTCAAGCAGGCGCGAGGCTTGAGGATCGTGCGGGGCAAACCGCTCGTCTTCAGCGCACTCCCAGCGCTCATAGAGGGTGTGCGAGAAGCCCTTCGAGCGCATGGTGAGGGGAATAATCCAGGCAACGACAACATCGTCATCCATCACCGGCTGCGGGAGGATGGCGTCGACCGGGTAGCGCGGGGCCGTCTTGTAGGCTTCCGGCCGCTGTGCGTTCTGCTCTGCGACCAACTCTTCCATTTCAGAGCTGCTGAGTCCGCTTGCTTCCATTGTCATCTCCTAGATCGTGAACTTTCCAACCTGAATGGTGAAATTGAAGGTGTAGGACGAGATACCGGTCGGCGGCGTGGTCGGAATGCCGCCGACGAAGGGCGGGAACATGTTGAAGGAACACGCCTGTTCCCAGTAGCCACGCACAGCGCGGAAGTCCCGGTTCGAGTGCTTGAACTGAACCTTGACCTTGCCGCCCTCAACGAAGACCGACATGATCCGGGTCAGGAACGGTTCGCCGTCGCGAAGGTCCGAAACGACCTCAACGATCGAGGAATTGTTCGCCACGAACCAGCTGCCGAGCGGCAGGCCGCAGGGGATCGGGCCGATGTCGGACAGGTTGCCCTGCGCGGTGCGAGTGGCCTGGCAGTTGACCAGCAGGAAGTCGGCCTGAATGCCACCGGTGATGCTGCCGAGGTCATAGGTGGCCTGCCAGTCCTTCGCGGTGTAGTCGAAGCCCTGCCTGATCTCATAGAGATCGCCATAGGTGTCCCAATTCTGGCACTTCCAACGGTAATCGCATACGTTCTGCTGCTCGCAGACGTTCTGCGTCTCACAGACCCATTGCAGCCCGCATTCATACTGCCCCGTGACGACATTGTAGTTGCACACGCTCTTGTAGCCGCAGACCTGCTTGGGGCCGCAGACATTCTCCCATTCGCAGCCATAGACATAGCGGCACTCGTAGACCTGGGTGGGGCAGAAATAGGAGCCAGAGAAGATTTTCGTCTCCGAGCGCCAGTAGGTGGAATCGACCTGCGGGAAGGAAACCGAGACCTGGGCCGTCAGCGTCTGGACGATGTGCGGCATCGGCTTGTTGGTGTCGAAGATCACCTTGCCGGCCGAGTTCGTGATGTAGAAGCGATTGTTCGAGGCGTAGAAGCTCATACCTCAACTCCGAGGCCAGCCTCGCCAGCGAACGAGCCGTTGTAGGGCGAGCGGTTGATGACGCTGCCGTTGGCCGTGACGATCTTGAAGGAGCCGTTCGCTACGTCCGCCGTCTTGCCCTTCGAGAACCAGAACATCGGGCTCGAGACGGCGCGGCGCAGGTAGTTGTAGGCGGTGTTGAGCTTGCCCCGCGAGGCGACGAAGCTGCTCTGCGTGATGTGAAGGGTCTCATTGCCGGACGGGGAAATCTTCGGCGTGAACAGGACGATCTTGTAGGTGACGGTCAGGGCCGGCAGCGAGTGCTGATAAACCCATGCCGTCTCAAAGACGCGCACCTGTGTCGTGGTCAGGTCGACCGCTACCGTCCGGTAGGAGGATCCGCTCGTCTGGATCTGCATGTTGGCCGGCAACATGTCATTGCCGACGAAGACGAGCGCGTGCGGAACATAGCCGAGATCGTGGTTGAGACCGGAGACCAGGCCGGACGCCGGGTTAGGCTCGAGATAGGAGTGCTGAGTGCTGCTGCCGCCCGTGCCGCGTGCAGGGTGCGTCACCGTAAAGTCGAGCACGGCCGCCACGCCGACGTAATCAAGGTCGGAATGGAAATAGACCGCGTTGAGGTTCGCGAGCGGGTTGGTGAACGCCCCGGGCACGGCCGGATCGTAGATTGCTACCTTACCGGTCGTGCCGTCAGCATAGAGCTTCTTCGCCATGGTTTAGACAGTAAGTAAGTGCCGCCTTACTTTCAAGCTTAAACCTCAATCGAAATGAAGCGGTTGTCGAGGTCGATGACGAATTTGCCGTCAACGCTCTGGATCTTGCCGGCGGAGAGCAGGCCCATATTGCCGGTGATCGCCGACAGCGAGGACACATTCATCACGCCGGCGGTGACCGAGCCCACCTTGAGCTGGGCGGTGTCGATGGACTGAGCCTTGATCTGGCCGCCATCGATGACCGTGCGGCCGTAGTCGGCAAACAGAAGCACGCCACCGCGGTAGGTTGCCAGGATGACGTTGTTGTCGCCATTGGCCGTGGCAAAGTTCGTCGTGGTCGACAGGGCCGTCGCACCCTTCACCCAGTAGACATAGAGGGTTCCGGACGTCCAGGCAGCATTGCCGGCAGCGATCGACTTCGAGGTGTTCGAGCCGTTGTCGTCGGTGTAGCGGATCGTGCCGCCGGTCCAGCTCACGCTGTTTGCCGAAGGCGAGTTGTGCTCGAAGGTCAGGCCCTCAAGCGTGATGCCGCGCATACCGATGACGGCCGAGTTCGCCTTGATCGTGTTCGCAGCAATCGCGCCGCCGTTGATTTCGGTGCTGTCCGGACCCGTCTTCCAGTGCTCCAGCGTGGTCGCACCGGCGATCCGGATCTTGCCGGGCTCAATGAGCGTGGTGCCGGCATTGACGCGATCGACCGGATTTTCCGCCCAGTCACGGATCGTGGCCAGCGACTGCGAACCAACGGTGATCGTCTCGGCGATCGCCGTGCCTGCCTTCAGCTTGGCTGCGTCGAGCTCCACGATTTTGGCGCTCGTGATGATGGCGTCAGCCAGCTGCGCGGTGTTGGTAATGATCGCCGAGCTTGCCACCAGCTGGGCAGCACCCACCGTGCCGGTGATGATTTCGGCACCATTGATGAGGGTCTTGCCGGTAGCAAGCTCGATGTCGGTGCCACCGCGGTAAGTCGCTACCGGATGGCCGCGATTAGTGAACACCTGCGACAGCGTGGTGGTCGAGCGAAGCGTCGTCTCGCCCTCGACGTAGTAGAGGTAGAGCGTGCCCGAGCTCCACAACGCATTGCCGGCGGTTACGGCCTTCGAGGTCGGGGTTGCGCCTGCCTGGCCGTAGGTTGCCGTGAACGAGGTCCAGGCAATACGGTTGGCCGAAGGCGAGTTCGGCGTGAAGGTAAGGCCCGCGAACTGGATGCGCGAGACTTCCGGCAGCTTTGCCGTCGTGCCGTAGACAACAGCCGTCGTCGGGCTCTTGTTGCCAGAGGTGTCTACGGCACGCAGCCAGTAGTAGCGCGTGACGTTCTCGCCCAAACCCGTGCGTGCAAACGAGCTTGCCGGCGTCGTGGTGATCAGGGTCGCAGTCGAGAAGGTGTTCGAACTGTTCTCCCAAATCTCGATATGGGAGAAGTCCGCGACATCCGGATTGTCCCACTTCAGCCAGAGCGAGGTGAGGCCCGCCTGAAGCTCAACACCGGTCGGCGTCGGCGGAGGCGTGGTGTCGCTCGCCGCGGTGTGCGAGACAACCGCCGTGTAGGGCGACGTGTTGCCGGACTTGTCGCGTGCGCGAACCCTTGCCTCGAAGGCCTGGCCGGGCAGCGCGCTGAAGGAATAGCGCGGCGTGGTGGTCGGAAAACCGATCCAGCTCGAACCGGTGCTGACCTCGAAGTCATAGCCGGCAAGGTCAGGCTCGGTGTTGGCATTCCATACCGCCGTGACCTCGACGCGCCCGTCACCGATCAGGGACGAGGACAGGATAAGGCCGGTCGGCTGTGCCGGCGGATCAACGTCGGCACCATCCGAGAGGGTCGTGATCGCGATTTCGCTCGACCAGTTCAGGTCATACTTGCCGAAGGCGTCATAGGCAGCCAGCTTGAAATAGTAGACCGTCTCATAGTCGCCGATGACCGTGATCGAGTTGTTGCCGCCCTCGTAGTAGGGCGTGGCCGTGTCGACGTTGATACCCGGCGTCGTCGAGCGGTGCAGGATGTAGCCCTCAACGTCCGGATCCTCGGGCGCCGGCCACGACATGAAGATCATGTTGCCGTTGATGAAGTAGACCGGCGTGGTGGCGGCGGGCTTCGGATTGGTGAAGGTCTTCTCGATCGGTGCGCTCTCGCGGCCGAAGACGTCGCTGACGGTCACGACAACGCGCAGCGAGCGGCTCGGATTGGCGATGCCGTGGTTCGCGCAGTCCTGGCGGTTTGCGACGATCGGATAGGTGTAGGTCTCGCCGTAGACGCGCTCCTGACGCAGAAGCTGGCCGGTGCCGGCGTGATAGATCTTCACCACGTTGAACGTGTAGTGCGGCGAGGGCGTATCGCTGACGGAGCCCGAGAGCTCCTGGGCGAAATTGTTCTTCCACTGAATACGCAGGTCAGCGCCGGCAAACTCCGTCGAGGTGGGATGGTCGACAAGGCGCAGATCAGAAACCGTCGGCAGCGGGAAGCCTGCCTGACCCACGGCGCTGAAGGTGATCGTAGCAGGCTCCGAGACGACGCCTGCATAGCTCACCGTCTGGACATAGAAGGTGTATTCGCCGGCGTCCGTGTGGCGCATCTCCATGTAGTTTGCCGTGGTGACGCCAAGGTCGATGCGCCCGTCATTGGGCGTGTCGACGGTCACCAGGAAGCCGCGCGTCAGGAAGTTCTGCGGCGGCGTCCAGGAGAGCGTCAGCATGTTCACCTGCTGGCCGTTATGGACGTAGCCGGTCTCGTGGACCTGAAGATTTGTCGGCGGAATCGAGGTGCGCGAAGAACGCTCATACGGCAGCGGCTCAAAGCTGATGCCGTTCTCGACGCGTGCATACTTGGTCGGATCGTGGAAGAGCGCCGTGATCTTGAAGATGTTGGGCTCGGTCTCTTCGACCGTCAGGACGCGATAGCGCCGCGGGGTAATGTCAGAGCCGGTGATCGACCAGATAGCATCCGGCAGGGCTTCCTTCGAATAGGCGCTTGCCACGCACACGGTGCGATCATCGAGGAAGGCAAGGATCGCCCTCGTCTCGATCTGGCCGTTCGGCATGGTGAGCATGAGGTTATAGGTCTCGCCCTCTTGCCACTCGAAGGGAGCATCAAGCTCGATTTCGAGGTCGTTATGCGAGACGACGCGGCCGCCGGCGCGGATGTTGGCCTTGCGAGGATCCGAAACGGCGATGATGTCGCCCGGGCGCAGCTCCGCATGGTCCCAGGAAGCCGAGTAGGTCAGCGTCTCGGTCTCATTCTGCTCGGTGTCGATGACCCACTTGCCATAGCGGTGCGCAAGGCCGCGCGAGGTGCAGCCGCGCAGCTGGATCGTCTTTTCGCGCCAGCCATATTTGTGCAGCAGATCGGTGTCGATCACGACCTCGGTCGCCGGGCGATAGAAGTCGTCCGGGTCGTTCCACTTGACCTGGATGACCGAGTGCCGGGCCTTGATCGCGGTGCCCGAATATTCGAACTCGCCGCCGATGACGTTGGCGGGCGTGACCAGCTTCACGGGATCGGCCGGCATATCGGCAGTCGCGAAGACCTTGCCAAGCGCCCAATAGGCCATGCCACGCCACGCCTGGCTAATGGACTGGAGCACGAAGTAGGCTTCGTCGCGCGAGTTGATGACGCCGTTATAGGTGAAGCGCGGCTCATAGATCATTTCGCCGGTATCGCCGTTGCGATAGCCGGAGGGCACCATCTGGTCGCAGTATTGGGCGATCGTGTAGAGCGACCACTTGTCGATGATGTCGGGCGAGATGAACTCGCCGAGACCATAGCGGTTGTTGACGAGCAGGTCGTAGAAGATCCACGCCGGATTGTTCGTCCAGCCGATCTTGAAGTTGCCGTTCCAGATGCCGCTATAGGTGCGCGTCTCCGGGTTGTAGTTGACCGGGATGTTCACCAGCAGACCCTTGACGTGGTAGGTCCGCGGCGGGATCGAGGTGCCCATCTCCTCCGCATTGCACTCCATCGCAATGGCGGCCGTGTGCGGATAGATGAACTTGCCTTCGACAAGGATGATGTAGCCTTCCCAGTAGAGGTCGTTCTGGAGCTTGTCGTCGTCGGAGTCGTCGGTGATACGGCGCACGCGCACGTCCCAGGGCGAGCCACCCTCCGGCAGCTCCACGCGGTGCGCGATCTGGAAGGGCGAGAGGGTCTTGTCTTCCTTGAGCGTGTGCGTAACTGCGGTGTGCCACGAACCCTGATGCGCGCGCACGTCGATAGCGTAGCTCAGGGACGTCTTCTTCAGACCCTTGTCAGTCTGCTTCACAAGCGCAGGGATACGCAAAATGACGCGCACAGCGTCAGCGTTCTCGTCAACAATCGTGCGAACGACAGGGCCGGTGGCCTTCTTGACCTGCGTTTCGACGGAAACCGGGGTCTCGACAGCGTTGTGGCCGTTGAAATAGCCCTCGTCAGCGTAACCCTTGTGCTCCTGCCACTGGACGTCCTTGAAGTTGAAGGTGCCGTCCTCGTTCATCAGAGGCGTCTGGTCGAAGAAGATCGACTTGGCGCCATTGACCAGGCCGTAGATCGGACCTTCAGAGATGGCTTCGATCAGGCGCGCACGCGCATTCGAGCGCAGCGTGTTGGCATCGTTCGAGGCAGAGCCCTTGCCGCCACCGCGACCAGCAGGAGCCGGAGGTAGCAGATGCGTGCCCGGCTTCGTTTCCCCATCAAAGGTAATCACTTCTTGCCTCCGATCGAGCCGCTCTTCTTTCCGTTTGCGGCCATCCGCTCGATGTCGATGCCGCCCGAAATGAGAACACCGCCGGTGTAGACTTCGCCGTAGACCAGCGGCACGGGCTGGCCCTGCTCATAGGTGTTGCCGGGGCCCGCCATCGTGAAAGACGAGTCATCGTCGTCCTTCGACTCCTCTTCAGGCGCCAGAAGCTGGGACACGCCGGCAACGGCCACCGCCACGCCAACGAGCGCAAGCTGCGTGCCGGTAACGCCGCCCAAGGCACCAGCCATGATCGGCTGGGCGAGCGCGCCGCCGGTGAACAGAAATGCAGCGCCTACAAGCACGGCGCCGAGAATGATCTTGAGAAGTCCGCCGCTGTTCTTGGAGCCTGCGACGGCCGGCATGATGTGCAGATCGCCGCGACCGAGATTGAAGGTCGAAATGTCGTCCTCGCCGAGCGACATGCCCTTCTCGACGCTCTTGCCGCGCACGACATGCCATGCGCCTTCGCGGATGCGCTGGAGAAACTGCGGGAAATTGGCAGAAAGGGCACGAATGGCTTCGCCGGCCGTCTTCACATTCAGCTCGAACTCGCGCCCGAACTCCTCGCCGAGCGCGCCATGCAGATAGACCTTACGCAACGGGCACCCCCGCATAACGCAGCCACACGCCTGCCTGACGAGCCCAAATGCCGGCGGGTTCCCGGCGCGAAAGACGCGCGGGCAGGTGGTGAATGATCAGGTTGTTGTCGATCAGGATTCCGGCGTGGTTGAACTGCTCGGAACGGATCTTCATCAGGAAGCAATCGCCCGGCTCAGCTTCGTCCTGGTCGATCTGGAAGAAGCCGGCGCGGATGAAATTCTTCATGTAGAGGTCGTCGCCCGCGTCCCACCAGGCGTCGTTGCGCGGAACCTCGATCAGCTTGACCGGATCGAAGCGCCAGGGAATGTCCTGCTTGGCGAGCTCCTCACGGCCAAGGCGGAAGCAGTCGCGCACCAGCGAGTAGCAGTCGTGGACGCCGTGCATGAAGGAGCGGCCGAGGATCGGCGCGATCGGCAGCTGGTCGCCCCAACAGACAGGATCACCAACGCGCTCCTCATCGAGCGCGATGATTGCCCAGGGCACAGCCGTCTGGATCTGACCTTCCATATCTGCACGCGAGGGGTAGAAGGGTCCGTTCGGGTGCGAATGAACGATGAAGTCGACGCCATCGCCGAGCACGAACTTCTGGTAGACCTCCGGCGCGATCCGGAAGGAGCAGAGTTTGCAGGGGCAGTTGGGGTCGTCTTCCTTGTGGTTCTTGGCCGGCTCGGCGACGTTCTCGCAGGCGTAATACTTGCCACCCGAAATGACGCCGCAGCTCTCGGCCGGAAACTCCTGGCGCGCGTGCGCCTTTGCGTCAGCGAAGGCCTCAGCAAATTTCTGCTGGATCATACGTTCACCCTCTGAACACCGGGAAAGCCGCCAAAGGGCAGGGGGTTGTTGGCGCCGAAGCGGGCGCGGCAGCAGGACAGGCGGCGCGAGGGCACGTCCTGCGCGGGATGGCTCACCGGCATGTCGTTGATGTCGAAGTATTTGTTGCCCGTGTAAGGGCACTCGGCCTTGGAATAGTCGAAGGTGCCGGAAGCGGCGTTGTAGTAGCGGTAGCGCCACAGGCACGTATTGCGGATGACCGTTCGGCCCGGCAGCATCTTGCCTTCCTGGTCGAGCGCGGCCGACAGCTCCCATTCGATGAAGACGCTGTTTTCGGACGCCTTGCGCTCGAAGCGGAAAATGTCGGGGCCGTAGAAAGCCTCCGGATCGGCGTCCGGCTGGCCGTCGAGGAAGCGCTTGTAGGTGCGGATGCGATAGAGCGTGCAGCCGAGCAGCTCGCCCCAGGTCGACACCATTGCCTGTGCCAGACCATCGACGTTGGAGATGCGGATCTTCGGCTGCGGGAGCGCGCCGTTACCGGTCGTCTCGAGACCTTCGAACTCGACATCGACCGGCTGATATTCGACGTCGTTGAACTTGACGGGCTTGTCAGCGTCCGAGCCCATCACGAAGTGCAGCGTCGGGCCATTGAGGTTCGACGTATCGACCGAGAAAAGCGAGATGATACCGCTCGGCGATAGGCTTTGGGCTTCAGCTTGGATAGACATCAGGGCTCCGAAAATGATCGGGGATTGTAAGTAATCTCTTACTTACAATCAAGCCCACGCTAAACCTCGTTCGTGAAGCTCTCGATCAGTTCCGCGGTGACCGACCAGATGCCTTCGTCCGTGCGTGCAGAGAAGTCCTTGCACGTCCACTTGATGCGCGTCGAGTAGCCGAACGGCTTGTAGTAGAAGGGCTTGTTGCCGCCCATGCGCTCGAAGAAGCCGATGATTGCTTCCATCTGCTCATAGGTGAGCGCTTCCCACTTCAGCTCAGTGGTCTTGCGGATATGGTTGATGCCCTTCGGGGTCGGCTGCGAGTAGCCGTCCCCGAACTCAGCTTCCCAAAGGTTGATCTGGCGCCGGTGCGCGGTGCCAGGGGAGGGGCCAATCGGCGGATTGAAGGTAGGCAGTGCCATTATCGACCTCTACGGTTGAGCGCGTTGCCCGGCCGCTGCTGCTTGCGAACCTCGTCAGCAATGACCGTGCGCATGGTGACTTCCATCTGCTTCGCCATCTTCTTGGCGAGATCCTCGTTCTGCTCGGGCGTGCCGGCAGAGCCGTTGACGGTGATCGGCGCATTGATCTGGAAGGCCTGGTTCTGCTGGAACGAGCCCATCGCTTCCATCTGCTCGGGCGTGAAGACGCCTTCACCCTTCTTGGCGATGATCGGCACTTCAGACGGCAGCAGGCCCTTATTGACGATGCCGCCGGTGTGATACTTCTTGGCGCCGATGAAGCTGACGGGCGATGCCATACGGCCGCGCAGCGCAGTCTGGCCGATGATGCCGCCGGTGTGGGCCATCGGGAACAGCTTCTTGCCGCCACCCATCTTGCCGCCCTTGCCAACTGCCGCACGCGCAGACACCGCCGCGCTGGCCTTACCCTTGCCGCCCATGAACTGCGACATGAGGTATTTGATGCCCATGTTGATGATGTCGCGCAGGATGCCGCGGATCGCCTGACGCAGATCACCGGTGCCCATGATCAGGTCGGTGAGGCCGTCGGCCATCGATTCCATCCAGCGTGCAGACGCCTGGGCAAGATTGCCCTGAAGGTCGCCCCACTCCTTCATCTGACGTGCGAGCGGGTCGGCCTGCTGAGCATATTTCTGGCGAATGAGCGCCTTCTGCTCCTCGGCGAACTGCGTGATCGTAACCTCGTCTTCGCCGGCGGCACGCGCCATCTCGATCCAGCGGTCGACGCGCGCGAGATCCTGCTGCATTGCCTGCTCGCGGATCTGAGCCTGCGTCATCACCGACTGCTGAAGCTCACGACGCTCGGCAGCAAGTGCCGCCTGACGCTCAGCCGACTCGATCTGGCGCTGCTGACGGATAGCTGCGTCGCGCTCCTCGATCAGAGCCTTGACTTCAGGGTGATCGTTGCTGCCGTAGAGCTTCTTGCGGCGCTCGATCGCCTCGTCATACTTCTTGATGAGCTCCGTCAGCTCGCGGCTCTGGCCTTCATAGAGCGGATCGCCAACCTTCTGGCGTGCCTCGCCCAGCTTGCGCTCGCGCTCGAGGCGGTCTTCCTGAAGCTCCTTCAGGTCGCGCTCGTCTTCCTTGCGCAGCTTCTCGTTCTCGGCCAGCTTCTTGTTGAGCGCGTCGAGTTCCTTGGCCGCCTTGATGATTTCGGCGTATTCCGGAGCGTCCGGGTCGCGGCTGGAGTTCGGACCAATGCCGCCCTTGGTGATCTTGTCGATCACCATCTTGTGGACGGAGCCAAGCTTCTCGGTGCCTTCAGATGCCTCGCGGATCTTGGTCTTCAGCTCCTCGAGGAACTCGAGGCGCTCCTGCTCAGCGGCCTGCTGATCCAGCTCCTCGCGCTTGGGCAGAAGCTTCTCGGCTTCCTTCTCAAGCTGTTCGGTGACGCGCAGGCGATCCTTCAGAAGATCATTGTGTTCCTGAAGGAGTGCGTTCGACTGCGGCGTTGCGACCGGACCAATGGGCTTCTGCTCAGGTGCGGCGTTCGAAATGGTCGGACCAATCGAGGCGCCCGACATCTGGCGCCCGTAAGCCTCGCGGATCACGTCCGGAGAAACGCGGCGCAGACCTTCCCACTCGTTGCGAAGACCCGCCACGTCGTTGCCGCGGCCCTTCATCAGCGCGATAGCAAGCTGATCCTGAAGATCGGGCGTAAAGAGCATGTCGCCCGACAGGCCAAGCTTCTTGCGCAAATTGCGCAGGGTCTTCTGCACGATCTGGTAGCGACCGACAGCCGACGAATTGAAGTGGTTGCCCGGGTGGCGCAGCATCTGCGTCTGGAGCGCGTCGATCTCGTCGAGCGTCATCGCGACGAGGTTGCGCGGACCACCGGTGAAGCGGCCATAGGCGAGGGTTTCGTTGTAGCCGCGGCCCTTGTCGGTGCCCTCGGCGCGGCCAATCAGATCAAGGAACGAGCCGGCGTGACGGGTGATTGCCTCGCCGCCGGCATGAGCGCCAGGCGCAAGGAAGCTGCCAGTAAAGCCGCCGAGCGAGTTCATCGCACGCGTGGCGAACTGGTCGAAATTCACGCCATCGAGCGCGCCGGACAGATTGTGGATCGTGGAAACGAGATTGCGTGCGGCCTTGTCGACGTTCTCGACAGCCTTGACCGCCGCGTCACCAAACGCGTCTTCCTTGATCGCACGGCCAACCTTGGCAGCAGCGCCTTCCTGGTTGCGGAACTCGACATTGGCGCCGCCGATTGCCTCGCGGATCTTCTCGATCGAGCCAAGGCCCTCGTAGTAGCCGTGCTTGAGGCGCAGGATGAAGCGCTCTTCGTCGGAAAGCTCACGGCCCATCCGGCGCTCAATGAGCTCCATCTCGTCTTCGATGAGCTTCAGGCGCAGTTTCTCAAGGTCAGCCTCAGCCTTCGACTGGCCCTTCATCAGCCGGTCGAGCACTTCCTTAGCCTCGGCCGCCTTGACGAGCTTGTCGTGCAGCTCCTGGACTGCCTCGCCACCTTCCTCGACCGAGCCGAAGTCGCCGTTCTGGATGCGCGCCCACATTTCGGTGGCAGCACCCGATGCGCCGGCCATCTTGGCCTTGATGCCTTCGATTTCCTCTTCGAGAGTATTGAGGATCGACTGACCGGCCTGAACCTTCTTCTCCTGACCGCCGGCGGCCTTGAGGTGATCAATGCCGAAGCCGAGCTCTGCCTCGCGCTGCTTGCGAAGGTCAGCAAGGCGCGTCTGAAGGTGCATGATGCGCAGCTCGTAGTGACGCTTTTCAGCCTCACCGACCTGCTCCATCTTCTCTTCCTCGGCCTTCAGCTCATCGAGAATGATCCGGCGGGTCTCCTCGTAGAGCTGCGCACGCGCGTCGGCGAGGTTCTTCTGATACTGCTCCTGAAGCGCGGTGAACGACTTGCCGGTCTCCTCGACCTTTGCGCGCTCCTCGTCGTATTCTTCGCTGAGGTCGGTCGTCAGCTGGCGATAGCGACGCTGGATGTCAAAGAGCCGGTCTTTGAGCTTGCGATCAAGCGCCTGGATTGCCTGTTCTTCCTCGCGGTTCTGTGCGGCCAGAATTGCATCGTCGCCCTCCACCCGCGTGTCCTTGATCTTCTTGCGCAGAGCCTCGAGGTCTTCCTCGAACTTGCGGATGTTTTCCTCGTGCCGGCGGCGGCCCGCTTCGCTCAGGTTCGGATTGGCAAGGAAGTTCCGGTGGATCTCGATCTGGCGCATGAGGGACTGCTCTTCGGAGAGCAGTTCATCGATGCGATCCTGAACGGTCTGTTCCGCGATCTTCTTGGACGCGGCGCCGAACTTGATCAGCTCCTCGTAAGCCTTCTCCGTCTTGGAGCCGAGCAGCCCGAAGTGATCTGCAAGCAGATAAATCGCAGAGCCAAGGGCGATGATGACAGGCGCAAAAGCGGCCGCGCTGGTAATGATCGCACGCATGGCCGTCGCCGCAGCAAGGCCGGCATACTGAAGACGGACGAAAGTGTTCGAAAGGGTCAGACCTGCCGAGTTCGCCAGCACCCACATCGAGTGAGCGTCCATCATGGACTTCGCAAAGCCGCGCATGGCAACGGCGCTCGAAGTCATGGTCAGCGCCAGCGAGTTGAGCAGGCCATCAAGCATTCGCAGGCCAATGCCCGTCGCAGCGATCGTTGCAATACCTACGAGCTCGCTGCGGAACTGCCAGGCGCTTTCAATGATCGTGCGGAAGACCTGGACGCCGGCATTGAGCGCATTGCCGAGGTCCAGCGACAGCTGCTTGGCGATGTTGCCGCTCAGGAAGTCGTTGAGGTCGACGAGCTGGTTCTTGATCTGGTCGAAGAAGCCGGTGCCGCCCTCATTCGTTGCCAGCATCTGGAGGTTGGTTTGCAGCTGCGAGACCTGGCCCTGGAAGGAGCGCATCATGCGCTGGGCCGAGCCGCCGAAGGTGCGATTGACCTCCTGATAGAACTTCTCAAGGGCAGAGCTTGCAGCAACGGTGCCGGTCGAGATGGCCTTCGACAGATCGGCCACCGACACGCCCATTGCGCGCGCCATGATCTGCATTGCGCCCGGCATGGACTCGCCGAGCTGCTGGCGCATTTCTTCCATCTGGATGACGGACTTACCCGCCATCTGCGAGATACCGAGAACAATGCGCTCAAGGTGCTGGTCGGAGCCGCCGAAGGCTGCGACACCATCGGTCAGGGCCTGAAGTGCGCCGGCGGTCGGGTCAATGCCGGTAGCCTTCAGCTTGACGAATGCGCTCGAAACGGCGCGCAGCGAGAAGGGAACCTGCTTGGTCTGCTCACGAAGATAGGCGACGTTCTGAGCAGCGTCCCTCATCGGGTCGTCCTTGGTGGACATACCCGCCATGAGGTAGGTCAGGCGTTCCATCTCGGCGTTGATTTCGACAATCTTGCCGAGCCAGCCATTAGCTGCGCGGCCGATCGCGCCGATACCCATAGACAGGGTGCCGGCAACGATCGACACGTCACGCAGGGATGCAAGGAAGCCCCGCGACGCCTGCGCCGCGGAAGCCATCGAGGTTACGACACTCTGGCCGTTCTGAGCGAACTGGCGCAGCCGCGGATTGGCCCGGACGAGCTGCCGCTCGAACTCCGCCATCGACTGACCGGCACGCAGCAGACCGCTGGTAAAGGAGCCGTCGGCAAGCTGGAGTTCAACGCGAATTGCAGTCATCGTCCTATCCTATAAGTAAGCGCTTCCTTACCTCTTGCGGCGCGCTTGAGCAGCCAGTTTGCGTTTGAGGGCACGCAGACCCTCGCGATCAAATTCAGGATCAAGACCCGTTTCCGGATCGATCTGAATGACGGGAGGAACGTTCTTCGGCTTCCAGACGTAGACCTGGCCGACCTGCTTCTCGAGGAACTCGGTGGCTGCCTTGTAGCTTTCGACGCTCGTAACCGAGGCCAGAAGCTGGAGCTGCCGCAGGTCTTTCTTGGCCCTTAGCCTGTCGATCTGGTTCGAAAGGAACCAGAACCTTTTCAGCGACAGGTTCAGAAGCTCGTCGAAGCTCATCCCGTATTCGGAAAGCACCTCGGCGAACAGGAATCCAAAATCGATGGATTCTAGCCCGCCGTCGGGGCGTTTCCCGACTTTTCAGCCTCCTTGGCCTTCTCCGGATTGTCGGTGACGATTTCACCGCCAAGGCCGCGAGCGATTTCGGAAAGCTTCTGAAGGTTGTCGATCGGCCAGGAGCGGATCTCATTCTCCGGGAGCGTCGGGAAGGCACGCGCGACGATACCGATCATCACTTCGATTTCCTGGACGAGCGAAGCGTTCTTACCCAGGCTCTCGATCGCCTTCATGTTCTCGATGAAGTCCTCGACCGTTGCCGTGCGCATCTCATGCTTCTGACCGTTCACCTGAATGGTGACGAGCGGCTCGCGCTTGATTTCGTCCAGGTTGATAAACTGCGTCATAGTCAGTTCCGTTTGAGGTGGGTTGATAAAGGTTGGCCGGCGTCCTCGGTTGAAGCGCCGGCCAGGTTGATCAG